AGCCCGTCAAAGCCACTGAACATAGAAGAATGTAAGGCTTCATGGTTACTCCTTAAACGTTTCCGGTGTTGGTGCTCGGGAATGCACGACCTGCGCCCCAGATGATGCGAACTGCCCCTGGACCACCATTTTCGCCAGTGTTATTTACGCCACCTGTTCTTCCGCCCGCACCGGCTCCACCACCATAGGTTTGCCCACTACCACCAGAACCTGCTACCCCATCTGCACCCGATGCACCGCCCGTGCCGTTTGATCCTTCTCCTAACAACCCAACACCACCCCCACTGCCGCCTGAACTTGTAGTGTTAGCGTCAATTACAGTGCCGCCACCACCGCCGCCACCGCCACCACCTGATCCACTGCTACCTGCGGCACCGAGTGATGGAGAAATTGCTCCTGCTCCCCCTGCCCCTCCTGCTCCAGAATACCCCCCAGCACCGCCGCCACCGCCTGGGCCACCTGCAGTTGTACCCCTTGCCCCGCCGTCTCCACCTGTTCCAACAGAACCAGTAGTTGTGTCTGTTGCAGGCGCAAAAACCAAATTAGTTCCGCCACGAGCGACTCCCGAGCCGCTGCCTGGAATTGCGACAGAGCTAGTACCATTGCTGCCTGTGCCACCGGCTCCAACTGTTATTGTTAAAGATTCCCCAGGCGTAACAGAGATACTATTTACATATCGAAGCTTTCCACCCGCACCTGAATAAGCACTGTTCCCTCCCGCGCCGCCACCAACAGCTATAGCACAAATTGATGTAATGCCTGTTGGTACTGTCCAAGAGGTAGATGACGTAAACAAAACTTGCCCAGGTGGCGTGACATATGTCGCCCCAACCACTGACAACACTATTCCACTCATGACACGTTCCCTGTGATCACGCAGACGGTGCCGCTGATAAACATGATGTTTGCAACACCGCGTGTAGCTACAGTAACAGTTGCTTTGTCAGCGTCCGTTCCACCGATGTACGCGGTAGTAATCGTGCAAGTGATCGTGATGTTGCCGCTGGTGTTGTTGAATATCATTACAACGTCCCCTTCAGCAAAAGTTGCATCTGGGATAGTTATGCTTCCGCCCGTGCCAACCTGCACATACTTGCCCACATCGGATGTGGTAAGTGAATAAGATCCAGTCTGAGTTCCAACGGCAGGGATGTTTCTAAAGCCAACCGTAAATGTCTCATTAGGCAGCGTAACGGTTCTTGATGCCGTTAACGTTGTAGGTTGTATTGTTGCCCTAAAAGAAGAACTACCGCCCGCACGTCCCGTTACGGCAATACCGTCTTGCGTTGTAGTGGTAGACGCAAGAAATGTCGTGCTGCTACCAAAAGTTTTATTCGTTACTGTTTGAGTTGCAGTATCTAAAACAACCGCACCTGCCGCGTCTGGAAAAGTAACCGCACGAGATGCAGTCAGTGTTCCGGGGCTAAGCGTTACACGCAGGCTTGTTGAACCTCCTGCTCTACCCGTAATGATGATGCCGTCTTGGGTAGATGTGGCTGTTCCAAATGTCTGCCCAGTAGCGTTATAAAAAGTGTTGGCTCCAGTAAATGCGTTATTAGCGCTAAGTACAGGAAAAGATGGCGCGGTAGATTGCCATGTTGTTCCGTTGGAGGTCAATAAGTTTCCAGATGACCCAGGGGCGACCACTTGAAACGAAGAAGTTCCGTTACCAAGCAATACGTTATTGACCGTAAATGTCGTCCCACCAGTACCACCGTTGCCAACAGGCAAAGTCCCCGTGACATTGGTTGTAAGAGAACAATACGTAGTAGATGTTGATCCGGTCCCACCGTTGGCAGTAGGCAGTGTGCCAGACACTTCAGTAGTAAGACTTACCGTACCTGCAGTGAGCGCCGAGGTGCCGGTTCCTTTGACAACGCCAGTTAGCGTTGTTGCACCCGTACCCCCAGAGGACACCGGCAAAGCAGCCCCGAGAGTCAAAGACCCAAAGTAGTTCAGCGCAGCAACAACGTCAGTGCCGTTGCATCGCAGATAAGCAGTTGCACCGTTAGGGACTGAAATCCCTGTGCCCGCTGCAGTCTTGACTGTTTGAGCGCTGCCCGTAGCATTCACAACCACATACAGCTTGCTGACCGCAGGGACGATGACGTTGTACGAACCGCCTGGGGTTCCACCTAGGCTAAGAATTGCCGCCCGCGCTTCATCGGTTGCGCCGTTGGCCGTAGACAGCGTGTAGTTCGCTGCCGTCATGGTGATTGTGGCCGTGCCTGCGACCGAGGTGTCTACCAGTGCAGTGATGCCGTTGTTTACCTGCGTGCCCCAGGTGCCAGAGTACTCTCCGGTAGCAGGCTGGACTAGACGAAGGCTGGTGGTATATACGGCCATGTAAACCTCAGTTGATTACCGGCCCCCAGTTGGGGCTCTGTGTATTTGTGGGGATAGCCCATGCAGGCGTCTGCGTGTCAGGCACTTGATTCCAACCGGGGGTCTGTGTGTTGGAGATGACGCCCCAGGCTGATGTCTGTCCGTCAACAATGTCTTGCCAGTTCGGATTCTGCGTGTCAGGAACCAACCCCCATACGTTTACCGATCCTACCAGCCCCAAGGCTTGAACGCCAGTAGGAAGTATGGTAGCGCCGCCCGTGACGGTAACTGTCCCGACAAACCCAGTGGCCTGCACCCCGGTGACCGGAACATCCTGCCGCAGTTCGACAGTGACCGTACCAATCTCACCCGTGGCTGAGACGCCCGTTGGGTACACATTTGCCGTGCCAGTGACCGAAACTGTGCCTATTGCACCTGTAGCTTCGACCCCCGTGACTGGGATGTCTGTGTTGCCCGTGACCGTGACGGTGCCCGTTTGGCCGGTAGCCTGAACCCCTGTGACAGGGACATCAATGTCCGTGAAGGCATTGACCGTGCCAACCTGCCCAGTGGCCTGTACGCCCGTGGGGAAGACGTTCGCCGTACCTGTGACCGTGACCGTGCCGGTCTGGCCTGTAGCCTCAACGCCTGTGACCAGAACAAGCTGATCAAGCAGGACTGTGACCGTGCCAACTTGGCCGGTGGCTTGAACTCCGGTGACGCTTGTATTGGCATCGCCTGAGACAGAAACAGTGCCAATCTGTCCGGTAGCTTCTACCCCGGTGACATCTACAACCGCTGTGCCAGTGACGGTAACAGTGCCGGTCTGTCCGGTAGCTTCAACGCCTGTGACGGCAGCAATCGCACCCGCCAGAACCGTGACGGTGCCCGTCTGCCCCGTGGCTTCTACGCCTGTGAGTGCAACAACGGCAGTGCCAGTGACAGAGACGGTGCCGGTCTCGCCTGTAGCTTGAACCCCAGTGACATCAGCCGTAGTGCTGATGCTGACGGTGACGTTGCCAACCTGTCCAGTGGCCTGGACTCCGGTAACTTCGTAGTTAGAGTCACCAAAGACGGAGACAGAACCGACAAAGCCGGTTGCCTCAACGCCGGAAACAAGGACCGTTACATTGACGGCAGCGACTGTTTGGAATGCGTCATTCTGAAACGCATTACTCTGAAACGCCGCCGTCATGGGTTAGTCCACTTTTTTTACAGGTTTGACGAGGGTTGCGTGGGTGTCAAGGGCGGCTTCTTTGTAGTTCTGCAGGGCGAACTGGACATGGTCAGGATGCCTAGCGCCAAGCTCCGGGGAGAAAGAATAGCCCCAGGTGGCAGCAAAATTACATGAGTAGCCCGCCGGATTCCACTTCTTGTCCGTGTGCGGAGCGTTGGTGTTACGCCACTCCTGGCTTAGATAGTAGTAGAACATCTCTGACACCGGGGGCCACTGGTGCGTGAAGTCCCCGTAAGCCCGGTTTGAGGCCCAGTGAGGCGTGATCACCGTAGCCTTGGCACCTTCCTTCATTACTCGGAAGGCTTCATTCATGAAGTGAACCCGCTGTGGCGCAGTCAGATGCTCAAGGAAATGGCTGGCATGGATCTCCTCCACGGTGCCGTCTTCCCAGGGCCAGGGGTCAACGCCGATGTTCAGGACGACATCAACCCCTTCCATCGCGTACTGATCTACGCCGAGGAAGCCTTCGCGCTTCTTGCCACCACATCCGAGATCAAGTTTCATGCATCACCACACGTAGTCTGGAATTCCGCCACGCTTGCCTTCAAGGTCATAGTGTCCAACCTTTACCGAGCAATCAATAGCACAACGATAGCCGTACTTTCGGGCATCACCCCAAAAGTAGAGGTCTTGCGTGGCAACGCCACCTTCAGTCTGAGTTACAAACCAAGGCTTGCGTAGGCGCTCGTCCTTGAACATATCAAGACGCCAGACGTTGAAGCCCATCCCGGTGCCGCAGCACTCAACCAAACCACCAGCAGGATCAGGTCGCTGGGGGCGGAAATTTACCACCGGGTCTTTGGGATCGCCCCAGATCTGAGCCACGCCGCCTGGGCCTTGCGTGAAGTACAGCCCACCGATACAGGCGTACTCTGGATGGTTCTCCATCTGAGTAAGCAGCTTGACCATCCCATCAGGAGGAGGGATATTGTCGTGCTCCAGTGTGATGACGTACTTCCACTTGCTCAAGTCTGGATGAGCCAGGATGCTCTCAATGGCAGACGTAAACGCCTTGCCTACCTCCATGCCTACAGCCCACAGACGAGTGAACTTGGCGTTGGGAGGGGCGTACATATTCATCCATGACGCCACCGCACGGGTAGGAATCTGCCCGAAGCACGGCACGATCTGGATGCAAGATAGGTCTTTGTACGCCTTGTCCTGCGTGAGCCGCGAGATGGTCTTTTCCAGATCAGCGTTGTGTGCGCCGCCGTCGTAGGAGGAGATGATTTGTGGCTGCATCAGGGCATCTCAACAATCACAGTAGCCACATAGGGCGCACCAAAAGTTACATCAGACTCCCGAACGCACAGAGCAATTCTTGGAACCGGGATAGTCAGGACAATGTAAACAATGTCGTCTGACGTAATTCGCTGGCAACCATCAAAATCATTGATGTCCATGCTTATACCGTGCTGTTAATGAACATGATCGCAGGGGCACGAAGATTCAATGAATCAGATCCGCGAATCTGACTGAAGGCGATGCTGACGGGCATACCAGAAGTCGTTGCGGTGTAAACCCCCTGACCCTGTGTCCACTGCTGAGTCGTGTTGTGTGATTGCCCAAAGAAGCCCACAAAGTTGCTGTTGACGTTGCTGACCAGCATTTGCGAAATGGATGCGTTTGCGCCGCCAGTTGACGTTCTAGAAAGCTGGGCAATGTAGATTTCTTGCTCGGCAACCGTCAGCGACCAAGGGATGGTCAGCAAGCGCATCCCCGAAAAGATTGACCAGTGCGTACCTGTCGTTCCGTTGAAAGTAAACGCAGTGCTGATTGATGTGCTGCTTGCCAGAGACAGAGTGCTGGCATTCTGCGTGTAAAACGCGACCCAGTAACTCAACGTCAACGTGCCGTTAGAGTTAGAGGCGTTTGTGTACGCGATGGGAATACCAACCCGGTCTTGGAAGTAGTACGGGCAATGTTCCGGCTCGATATACAGGGTGCCTTGCCCCTGCTGGCCTGCAACCATCATCAAGTCAGCATACGGAGGCCAACCATCATAGGTGTTGTTGGCGATGATGGATGCCGTTAGGGTGCTGCCGTTCAGGCCAAAACTTACACCGTTGGAGTTGCCAAAGACGACGGTGTTGTTTGAAACTGTTGAAGCACCTGCTGCAACCGCAACCCCTCCGCCCGCGCCGCCAGCAGCGCCTTGAATAACGATGGTGTTGGAGTTGCCGCTCAGGGTAATGTTGTTGCCCCCCGAGAAGTAGATGGGAGCTTCCGTGGTCAGCGAAATGCTGGTTGTCCCTGCGGTGTTGCCGACAAGATTCCAGCCATAGAAATGATCATCAGAGTTGTTTAACGACAGCGCCACGCCATTGGTGTTGACGCTCAGGGTGCCGCTGAGATTGGTCAGGGCAAGCGTTGTGCCCGTACCGGCCCGCCCAGAGGTCAGGTCATTGACATAGGTTGTGATATAGGCCGGGACTGCCATTGACAGTCCGTTTGTCCCAAGGGCCGCAGTGATTGCGGTGCCCGCAGTTGTCGTGCTTGTAAACCCAGTACCAGCGATAGCGCCCGAGGCTTGAGTCTGTGTGGACTGCGTTGCCGTGGTGATGAAGGCGGGCCAAGCTGCCGAGATCCCTGCCGTGTTGTTGGTAAGCCCAACAGTGCTGCCAGCCTGGGTTGTACTCGTATACCCCGTACCAGCGTAGTCCGTCTTCACGGATGCAGTCATCTGGTTGGTGCTCAGACCAAACGTGACGCCGTTGCTGTTGGCAAACTGGATCGTGCCCGTGTTCTGGGTGTAGGTTCCAGAGCCTTGCAACGCTGCACCACCGCCACCACCAGCAGCATTGCCACTCAACGACAAAGCTACACCATTGGTGCCGACGTTCAACGTGCCGGTAATGTTTGTTAGGGCGAGCGTGGTGCCTACCCCAGCAATGTTGCCTGCGGGTTGCGTCTGTGTCGTCTGGGCGGCAAACGTGGTGATATACGCTGGAACGGCCATGCTCAGGCCATTCGTACCCAGCGCCGCTGTGACTGCAGTACCTGCCGTGGTCGTGCTTGTAAACCCGGTCCCTGCAATAGCGCCTGACGCCTGGGTTTGAACAGACTGGGTAGCTGTCGTGATGAACGGAGGCCAAGCGGCTGACAAGCCGTTGGTGTTTAGCGTGACACCTACCGTCGATCCCGCCTGCGTGGTGCTGGTGTAGCCCGTCCCCGCCCGACCTGAAGTCAGATCATTAACGTAGGTCGTTATGAACGCAGGCACGGCCATCGACAGACCGTTTGTGCCCTGAGTCGCCACAACCGCAGTTCCAGCGGTCGTCGTAGAGGTGAATCCCGTGCCAGCAATAGCGCCTGATGCCTGGGTCTGGGTTGTCTGAGCAACGTATGTGGTGATGTACGCCGGGACGGCCATCGAAAGGCCGTTAGTTCCCATAGCCGCCGTGATGGCGGTTCCAGCAGTCGTTGTGCTGGTAAACCCTGTGCCTGCGATAGCCCCAGACGCCTGGGTCTGCACGGTCTGTGCAACCGTGTTGGCACCACTGATGATGATCGTGGCTGCGCCTGCCGCTGTGGCGGCGCTCAGTGTGACGTTATTCCCGCCTTGGAGGACAAAATTTGTCCCTGTAAAAGACGACACCCCCGCCGTATTACCGGAGAGGGTCTGGCCTTGAACGTGTGCAGAGTTCCAGTCACTGGGACGAACGACAGATGTCGCTGTCCCATCCGCAACCGTCTGCGTATAGGCGTGATACAGCGCCGTCATTACGCAATCCGCACAACCGCATCAGACGCCGTGTTAGCAGGGAACTGAACCGTGAACGTGCCAGCGGTCGAGGTCTTGTCAGATCCGAAGTCCAGCACCGCGACGGCCTTATTGGACTTGCTGCTGTTGTAGATCAGCGCACCACGGGCCGTAATGGTTGCCGTCGTCCACGAGGTATCAGTGAAGTCCACAAACGCTGTGGTCCCAGACAAAGACACCGTGGCCCCGGCAAGTGTGTTGCCACCCGCCGTGTAACCCGCACCTACTACCTCGTCAGAGGTGGAGTAAACGGTCGTTGCTGCGCTCAACGTAGCCAGAGACGTATACAACGCAATTTTGAGGACATCAGTGTCCATATCATGTTCGCCAAGCAGAATCTGCTGCTTGAAAGAACTGCACATTGCTTGGGTGATTGCCATGATGGCTCCTTAAATAACCTGAGTTCTAACCTGCCCACTGCGGTAGGCGTCCTGGCGGTTCTTGCCATCACCAAGATTCTTCAGCAATGTCAGGGACTGGACAAACTGCTTATCCATCTCGGCCACAATGTCCTGCTCTTGCTTCATGAACCGGGCTGCTTCCACCATCACTGCGTTAAACAGCACAGAGTCAAAGTTGTCGCTCAGCCACGTATTGGTGGCAGTCACGATGCTCTCTGGGTAGTAGAAGTAGTGCAGTTCTGCCGTCAGTGCAGCAGAGGGCGTCGGGCCAAGGATTAGCGTCAACTCATCAGGATTGCTGCTATCCGGGCCAAAGAGCGCGTAATACTTGGGCGTACCCTGCGATGACGGGTTTGGAAACGCTGAGCGGATGAAGTTCACATCCTTGTTCAGCAGATACTCGTAGTTTCCAGACCCATCAATCACTGCAAGGCTGAAGACAGACAAGAAATCTGTCGGCGCAGAAAGGTAGGCATTACCCTGAGTCAACGTGCCTGTGACATTCTTCCGAAGTGCTGGAAGCTGGACGGCGTTGTAGATACGCTGCTCAGCCAACTTCGTCATCGTGGCGAAGTCAGTTGCCGAGAAAGTGTTCTCGGTGTAATCCTCTACATTTTGTTTGAGGGCAGCGTAATCCACGGGTTACCTCACGCCATCGGCCCACGGGCCATCGTGCCCTTGGTCGCACAGCCATTACCACGGGTGCGGATACCTGAAGTTTTGATGCCCGGAGCAGGATTGGCGGCAATATTGCCAATCACCATGCAACTTTCATCCCTCAAAGATTCAATGGCTTGGGGCTGACCCGGCTTGGCCGGAGCAAGTTTCTTGGTCTTCATCATGGCTTCTTCATCCCAGTCTTCTGGTTCTGAACCTTAGCAAGACCACGGCCCATCTTTAGCATGTCCGCGTCGGTCTTGCCACCTTTGTAGAAACCTTTGCCTTTGTGCATGGCTGCAACGTGCTTACCAACTTCTTGTTTGGCGATGTCGCGCATTTTTTCCATGTCTGCTCCTTAGGTCGTTACGACCGTTACTGTACCAACATATCCTATTGGGGCCAAGGCATTGGGGGTCAGCCCAACGTCGAAACTTCTGGCTCCACCCACGGGGTTCCAGCCCCACTCAATCACTCTGCTGCCCTCACCTGGATAACCCTCTTGGTCAGGGCCAGTTCCAGATACTGGGTTGGTCTGCAAACCGTTTGTGCCGGACTGATACCAAGTATTTGTATCCGGACGAGGATCTCTTATGGCCTGCGGGTCTGAGATTGGATACATGCCAAGCTGCAACTGCGGCTGATCCGGTGTCCAGCACTGGGGGCAGGCTTTGGTCTGCGTCTGCTTGGTCTTGACCGTCAGGTTCTTGAGCTTCTTCAGGTCGAAACGGAACCCACACAGGTCGCAGAAGCCAAAACTTTTAGCCCCATTGGCAAACCTATTTGCCATGTCAGATCATCCGACCCTTGGTCTTGCCGCGCTGCGCGATGCCGTCACCACGATGAGACTTTACCTTGACCGAGCCCCCGCGCTTGTATTCTTGTTCGTTTTGCGAAGCATTAACTCCCGCAGACAGCATCGACCTGTCTAACAACGCTTTCTTTGCATCAAACACATCCATTTCTTGGTCGTATTCGCGCATCCGCTCTAGTCTTTTTTCTTGCTCAGACAGCTTTGCCTTTCGAGCCAGATCCTCTCTAATCTTCTCCATTTTGGCCGGGGTATAGTTCTTTGGGTTGTAGTTTTCAGATAAATTATTCCTACTCATCCAGTACGGACGCGCTGGTACGTTTGGCTTTACTTCTCCAGGCATCGCCACTTTTGGGGCAACTTTTGGAGTCCGTTGAAGTGCTGTTTGTACCGCTTTGCTTGCGGCTCGTGCTGCGGGAACCAAAAACTCTTCTGGGTATACGCCTTCAACCGCATCCCGCCCAGGCCGCATAAGCGCTTCAACCCGCCGAGCTTCCCGCTCACGGTCACTCATTTCAAGGATGTTTTTGTCGCGGTAGGGAGCAGGCATCGTAAACCTCAGCTTATGAACATCTGGCGCGGCACGAACCGCACCGCTGCCTTTTCACGGTCTTCCGTCGATGCGAGATCCCAAGCCTCGTCATACTGCTGTTTCAACACCTGCATGCGCTCCATCGCGCCAGGGATCTTCATTGACAGGTAGTACGCCAACCCTGCCACCAAGCAGGGGATGAAGCGGAACGGGACATCCTGCGTGTACGTACCCCCGGCGCCAGCGTCTTGAATGCGGCGCAGTCTCCAGTAGATGAACTGATAGTTGTTCGTCTGATCCGGCACAGGCCATACCGTCACAGTCGGCGTGGGGGCTTGGCGGTTGATCCAGACCTGAATCGGACGGGCTTGCTGCAGCTTGTTGGGAATGCTGGAGTAGGTGGAAACGGAAATGCGTGTGATGGTCAGATCGACCTGGGTGCTGACGTTGCCCGCCCCCGTGCGAATCACATGCTCAATGAGGTCTACCGTGTCACTTGGCAGGTTGTACGTAGCTGTGCCTTGCACGAGCGGGATAGACCCCTGCTCAACCGTCCAGAGATTGATGCCCCGGTTGGCCCAGTCTGCAAACAGCAGGTTCATTGACCGCCGTGCGGTCTTCAGGTCATAGCCCGTGCGAAGCTCTGCACCACAGCGCTCAAAGGCTTCCTCAACGTATTCGTTGAGGTCAAGGTCAAACGTGGTGGTTCCAGAGGTTGCCATATTACTTCGCCGTCATTGCGGAGCGTTTGAACGCTTTGGCAGTAGGAGCGCCGGAAGTACCCGGCTTGCGCATTGTTTCACCCGATCCTGCGGCAATGCGTTTGCGCTTGGCATGGATGTTGGCGTAAAGCCCCGTGGGGCCACCCTCTGCATAGAGTTCGGTTGGGACATTAGCGTCTTTCCGCATCACTGCTTTGGGTAGCTTCTTGGGGTTTACGGCACCCATGCCACGGCTACTTCTCAAAGCACACCTCCACACCTAAGCCCGTTAACAATTCGACTAATGTGCGGTTGGTGCACATTAAACATCCTAGCAAGTTGCGATTGACTGTACTGTGCAAACTTATACATGCCACGCACTTGTTTTACCTGGATATCGGTCAACTTAGATGCGCCGTTTGATTGCCCATGAAGCGCTTTACTTCCACTTCTGCCTTTTGCAACCCTGTCAGCAACATTATCTACGTTGGTGCCAGTAAACAAATGCGCAGGATTGCAACACGGCGGGTTATCGCAACGATGCAAAACACACAGCGGGCTTGACAGACTGTCAAGTACACCAGATAAATACGCAGCTACACGGGACGCTGTGCGGTTACCAATAGGTGTTTTTACCCAGCCATACCCTTTACTTATGCGTGCGCCTTGCCACTCCCAGCAAACACTATCATCGCCTTTGGCAACTTTAGGCCAAAAACGTGTTTCCAAAGGAACGGCCTTACCGCTCACCGCATCTTCCCCTTGGTGTGGCCCTTCTTAGCGCAGCCATCAGCGCGGGTTACGCCGCCTTTGGCGAAGCCCAGAGCCCCACGAATGCGCTCACCAACCGAGCGAGTATCGGTGCCGGTGCTGCTAGACCTCGCGCTCTCGCGCATGGCCTTCATGCGGTCAGAAATAGAGCGGGTATCCGTAGAGCCGGAAGAACTCTTGCGCTCAGAGCCACCCATACGTTCAGTGACAGAACGGTCGTCAGTGCTGGTGCCACCAGCCCTTGCCCGCTCCCGCGCAGCTTTCATGCGCTCAGAAACAGACTTGGATTCGTCGTCTTTAGGAAGACGCTTACCCGTTACTTCAACACGTTGGGGCGAAGGAGATGGCGCGGGGCTAGGAGAGGGGCTTGGAGAGGGAGAAGCAGCTTTGGGTTTAGGCTTCGGAGCAGGCTTGGGCTTGGGCTTTTCCGGCATCAACTCCGCTGCCTCAGACATGCCCGTGGCTGCGGGACGCTCGTCCTCGCCGTAATTGACTTCGCCACCTTCGTCGTAGCGGAATTTACGCTTCTTCATGTCACACCACCTTGCACTTTCTTACGCCACGTTGGGCGCAGCCTGCACCCTTAACAGAACCGCCGGAGACGTAGCAAGAACCCCCCTTGGCAAGCTTGCGGCCCTCATGAGCTTTCATACCAGCCTCATTTGCCTTTTCCTGCTTCATGGCATCCAACTCAGCGCGGATGCCAGCAGGGGGCTTATCCTTGGGTTTACGTGAGGCGTGATACGCCTGCATCTCTTGGGCGGTTGGTCCGCCAATTCCAGTAGAACGCATAATTTCGCCTCCTTCGGCATGGGCTTTAGGCCCGACAAACTTCTTCGCTACGCTCGGCGGGACATCCGTCTTGCCAGCGAGAGACGCATACATGAACCGACGTTGTTTATCCGACTTGACCGGCACTTTGTTTACTCCGCAGAGTATCCAGTTTGGCCTCTATCCTGTCAAAGCGCTCTAACAACTCTTTCATGTCCGCCCGAAATTCAGACCGCGTGATGTGATCTCGGGCAATCTCTTCCCGTGTGCGGTTGAGCAGGATAGACAATCTATCAAGCTCCTTGAACTTGGATGACATGAAGAATGCCACTGCGCCCAAAAGGACAGTCAGGACGAGGTTCCACAATACCGTCGCTTCCATCGCCTACCACTCAGCAATTCCATGCCCGCAGGCTTTTGTTGATACGGGAATTCGGATCTTTGGCTGTTTTCTCGCTGGTGAGCTTCTTCTTCATGCCCGACATCCGGGCACAGAATGAGTCACGGCGAGAGCCACCTTCAGGCTGCGGAGGCTTGAGGTTCATGCCCTGCGCTTTAGCAGATGCACGGCCCTTGGCATTCAAACCCCCTTTGGGGTTCTTGCCTTCCTTCCGCGTCCATGCAGGCGACTTAGCCATAGTAAGCCACAGCAGTGGTGCTGGCTCCACAGGTCACCGTCAAACCTTGTTCAGCAAGGATGCCTTCGCCGGGAATGATGATGTGGATAGCGCCCACAGCAGCAGGTGCCGTAAACGAAAACAGCGTGACACTGATCCCGTTCGTTACAGACACCGTACCGCTGGTGGTGTAGCTGATCGTCAACGCCTTGAGACGAGTCCGATTAGCCGTGACTGCTGTTGCCGCGCCAGCCGCACAGGCGGCTGACTTAACGTCGGTTTGCATCGACATGATGCGCTCCTATTAGGTAGCGGTGGTAACAGCAATCCAAGCAGACGAGCCGCGCACATACAGGCGGTCGTTGGTGGTTGTGCCATCCGTGCGCAGGTACAGAGACCCTTGAGCAGCAGTAATGCTCGGCGCACCAGAACCCACGAAGATGCCAAAGTTGGCCGTGGACGAAGCCAGGAACGCAGCCATGCCGCCTGCAGCAGGAGCAGTGCCGCTATCAGCGGTGACGTTGCCGGTAGCAGCAACAGAATCAACCACCGTGGCGGGGCCAATGGTAGCCGTCGTGGTGACCGCGCCGGTCGTGGCGTCAACAGAGATAGTTTGGAAACCGTTTTGCGACCGCACCGGGCCGTTAAAGCTGGTATTTGCCATGAGAGGCTCCTCAGTTTGCGCCTGCTGTCTGTGAGGTCAGTCCGCCAAGTCGGTCAGCAGGCAAGGTGAATCTTGGACTGTGAGCAGGGTAGCATAGTGTTGAAACTGGGTCAAGCGTAAACAAACACCAGCCCAGTAAATTTGCCCTTGCCAATTGGTTTACCAGAGAGCAGAGCGCGGCGCAGTGTGGGCATTGTCATTTGGTAGTGCGTCAGCACAGCAGTCAAGCTGTCAAAAATTTGCCCAGAGGTTTGCTCCAAAACTTTCTTGCGCATCTTCTCCTTGGCTTCTTCTGTGTGAGTTCTGCCAAGCCAGTGCATATGACTGCGCCCTGCTTCAATGTTTGCGCGGATCTTGGCGCGACCTTCTTCTGAAACTTTCCGGCCTGGGCCTTTGGGCTTGCCGCGTTGGGTGTCGCCAATTTTGGCTTTGGTTTCTTCGCTACGCTGCCGGCCTTCCCAAGGAGCGACAGGATTTGCCATCTTGGCTACACTAATTTTGGCTTTGGTTTCTTCTGTGTGCTGCTTGCCAACACGAGGATGATTAAAGTAGTCCTGAGCGTAGAAGTCTTTTAACGTCTGGGAGATTTGTTGTCGCTGTTCTTCAGAAACCGTTTTACCAAAGTTTGGTGTTTTATACGCGGGCGCGTTTCGCCACGGTGCTGCAGAAGAGTGCCCAGTGTTGTAGCAGTATGTTTGCCCAACATGCTCTTTAAGCCAACGATCTTCTACTCCTTGCAAAGACACAGCGTCAGGAACTTCTTCAACCACACGGAAGTCAAACTTCTCCTCTCCATACTTATTCCACGCCGCCTGAAGGTGTTTGCAGTGGTGCCGATTACCGCGCAACAATTTTCGATGTTGACGAAATCGAACCTTCTTGTGGATCGTGCTTCCAACGTAAAACTTGTCGTTGACCAAATTAACGATCTTGTAGATTACCTGTGTCAAGGTCCGCTCCTTACGGTACAAAGCCTAGACCTTAATGTACCAGTGGTACAAGGCAAAGTCAACGGACAAAAGAAAAGGCCCCCGAAGGGGCCTTAAGTGCTTGATTTACAAGGACTTTTTGCTTAGGCTCCGGGAGACCCGTAGATGCCCAACGGGTCGCTCACTCCGAACGAATACCGCTCTCGTGCCTTGTAACGAGCGTTGCCCGTGTCGAAGTCGGCATCCATTGACGTAGCCATAGGCACGCGCACGAAGTGCTTCAGACCGTTGGGCACATCCGTGGTCAGGAACCACGCATTGGTGTCGGTCAAGAAGTGGTTAACGGTATATCCCTCAGGGATAGAACCGTTGTTCTTCAGTGCGTTGATGTCGTTGTCGGCGGTGCCCACACGCAGGCTGGTTTCCAGCAGGCGGGTTGCCGTGAACATCAGGGCCGGGGGAACAACCAGCTTACGCGGCTTAGCAGCGATCAGCAGACCACGCTCATCCGTCCAACCAGCGATCTGAATGACGGCGGCTTCCAGGGAAGTCTCGTTCAGGTCGGCGGCGGTCGTCGGGCGGTTGCTGTTGGTGCCACCAGAGACCAGCGGGTGAGCGGTCGAGAACAGGGCTTGTCCGTCGCCGTAGGTAACAGCGCTGTTGAAACCGTTGTTCAGGATGGCAGCAGCTTTGACCTGCTTCGTGTAAGCCATAGCGCGAGCCAGGGCCTTCGTGTAGCGGGCCGACAGACTGTCGTACAGGTTGTCTTCCATCGCCTCTTCGGTGACGGAGAAACCCATAGCGATGGTCTCGTGGTTGTAACGAGCGGTCCAGGCTTCCTGCGCGTTGTCGTAGGAAATTGCTTGACCTTCGTTCTTCACCGGAGCAGCGCTGAAGCCGGAGAGCTTGGTTTCTTCTTCGAACGAGCGCTCTGAGGACTCGGTCTCGTAGATTTCCTTGTGCTCTTCGCCGTAGCGCTTGTACTCCATACCGAACAGAGCGTTCAGACCAGGGAGCAGTTCCTTGAGTAGTTGGGCGCGTGAAATTGCCATTTTGTGTTACTCCTTAGATCGCAACTGCGACATCATAGGCGTGGTAACCGGCATTCCACTTCACCAGCACCTCTTGGAAGCCGTTGAAGGTGAGAGTACCCGTTTGCCCGGTGGTAGCAGCAGTAGCTTGCGACAGCGTCACCGTAGTGCCACTGACAGCCGCCACAAACGTACCGGCTTGGACGTTCAGACCCGTGACCAGCATGCCGGTCTTGATCGAAGCGTTTGCAGCGGCCAGCGTCACCGAGGTGCTTGCGTTACCAGTGGTAGCGGTCTGCGTCACCAGCAACTGGGTCTCCGGAACCATCTGAACGATACGGAACGGAGCGGTAGCCGTGCGGCGCACGTTGCCCGAAGCCAGCATCAGACCGACGTTGGAGTTGCCGCTGAAGTTGGAACCCGAACCCGTGTTTGCGGTGGCGGTAGCCATCGAAGTCAGGTTCGTGCCCAGAGCAGCAGCGGGTACGCAGCCCAGCACAGGGGTGCCAGAAGCGTTGTACTGGATGATCGCAGCCTTGATGACAATGTCCGGGTCATCGCTGACGTAGGCCACAGCATCAGGAGCAACGGTGTTAGCAGCCCAGCTTTGATAGCGTTGCTTGCCAAACAGAGGACCGCCAGCCGGGGTGTATTCACAACCCAGGAAGACGCCCAGCGTACCGCCAGTTTCTGCCGCAGCAGAGTTGTACGCCAGACCAGAAGTGATCAGCGTACCGTCAGAGGTGAACTTTACGGGGTCACCAAAGTACAGGGAAGAGGTATACCCGCTAGCAATCGGGATCATTCGCGTGGAACCCGCGAAGACCTGACCACCAATCAGGTTAACCGGAATTAGACCGTACGGTCCTTCTACGGTAGGGTAAGCCATTTAAGACTCCTTGAATTTACGAGCCGCGTCCGAACGAAACCTCCGAGCGGCGCTCCTTAAACAGAGGCATCCGAGGATCATTCTCGCGCATGAAGTTGTTGTCCACTGATTGCATCTGCCCGTCAGCTTGACGCTGGAAGTAGGTAGAACGCTGCTCAATGAACTCCGAAGGTGTTTTGCAAAGCATCAAGCCACCGATTTGAATGCTGTCTGGGAACCGGCCCGCGCCGCCTCCTGACACATGCGCTTCTGGATGGTCGCTAGCTTTAACGGGCTCCCAGCCCTCTTGCAGCTTGACGGAGACATTACGAGGATCATCAACACCGAGAGTGCTGACACGAATCCATCGCATGGAGTATCCAGGCTCTGGGTTCACATCAGGAAGCAACTGCGGCGGCATCCACTGCTTGGGCCTCTCAGCCTTTGCTCGGGAATCTGCTTCGCGTGAAATTCGGTTCTCAGCCATTTTGTTTCCTCATATCTTCCGCAACCTGACGCGCATAGGCTTCCAAAGGAACCCCAAGACGCTTGGCGATATTGACTTGTGATTGTGTCAGCACGATCTTTCTGGGCGCTGTGCTGCGTGTTGCTGGTGCTACAACTGACGACTTTTTTGCTGTCTTTCCCGAGGAGAACGCATCTGGGAAAATTTGCCGTACACGAGAGTTAATCTTCTCGTAGTACTCATCGCTGGCTGTATCCACCCCGCTTTCAACAAGTTTTTTGTGAACTGTCAAAGCAACTGCGGTCATTTCGTCGTCTGACCCAAACCACGGATTGGCATCTTGCCACGCACGGGCTCTGGTATCGACTTGTACCGGTTGTTCAACAGGTCGTGGAGCGGGTTGTATCACAGTTTCTTGAGACTGTGCAACTTGCGGCTTGAAATTGTTTACCCGTTCAGCACGTATTTTTGCTGACGTTAACTCTTCTTGCGCAGAAACAAGGGCGTCCGAATCTCCTGATTCATATGCCTGCTTGTACTTCTGCTTGGCCTGCTCTACCTCGTTGGCAACAACCTTCTTGGCTTGCTCAAGCAATACTTGTTGGCCCTGACCCAGGCTACCTTGAAGCTTTTTGTTCTCTTCAACCAGCGCTTGAGCAAGGCGCAGTGCCTCTTCGCGCTCCCGGAAAGCCGCTTCCTTGGCCCTGCGCTCCTCGTGATAACCCTTAGAGAAATGCTGGATGCGCTTCTTAACGCCTTCGGAATACTGCTCAAGCTCGTCGTCGGTGACCTCTGCCGGGGCCTCCTTCATGGGCTTGCGGCCCTTGTCCGCTGTGGGCGTGTCGTCTACAACCTCAATCTCAGGCCCTGATTCAACTTCATACTCCACCTTCTCTTCAGAGGTGGCTACAGGAGTCTCGTCAGGGAACTTGAATTCGTCGTTCTGTACATTTGCCATGAGTTACTCCTTAGCCGCGCTTGATGCCACGGGGGTCTTGTACAACCGCCTCGACGCTGTCATCGTTGATCAAACGGAACTCTTGCCCGTGAATCTTCAGGCGCGTACCCGTGTTGGGGCGCACAAGGACAAAATCGCCCACCTTGCATGAAGGCCCACTGGGAAAGCGCAGCGGATCTTTGTAGCAGTCTGGCCCCATCTTGGCGACAAACAACACCGGGCTCATCACCTCTTCAAAGTGCATGGTCTGGCCCGCCTTGGCAAGCCCGCTCTCATACTCTTCTTCCGCTTTTGGCAGAACACAAAGCAAGTGATATGTCACCGGGTCAGGCACCTGACGGGCCTTTTCAGCTTCGGTTTGCGGCAACACCGTGGTGTTTTCACCGTCACTCAGGAGTAGTTCACTCATCGTCGTTTTCCATCTTTCGCACAAGGTCGGTTATAAAAGCATGAGCGCGTGAGAGACCCTGGACCTCACCCGTCATGAATTTGTATTCAGCAAAGTCTTTTGCCGATCCTGAGACAAGCGCTGCGGCGATGGACTCCCGGCGCTCCTCTAGTTCTTTAATGACTACGGTAAACGCAGTAGTCGCCATGTTTGTTCCTTACTGTTTAGGTTGTTGACGCAGCATTTGCTGACGGGCTTTCATCGCATCAGACTGCATTTGCTGACGTATCTTCTGCTGATGCTTCTGCTCGTTGTGCTGAAGTTCTTGCTGTGCTCGTGCCGCTTTGAGTCTCGGGTCTTCACCTTGGTTCTTTTGGGCATCTAGCGCCAGTCGAGCTTGTTCAAGCTGCAGCTTTTGCTGCGCGATTTGGAAGTCCCGCTGGCTGTCAGCTTCCTTGCGCTGAAGCTCTTGCGCCTTCAGTTGCAGTTCTGCCTGCTTCATCTGCACTTCAGGGTTCTGCGCCATCTGCTGGGCTTGCTGCTGTTGAGCCTTCTGCATGTTGCCCTGCAGCAATTGCTGCGCTGCCTGGGCTACCAGACGGGACAACTGAACTTCAGTCTGTTCATCAAGCTCCTGATCCGGCGCGGTCATCGGAACACCAAGCTGCTCTTCGATCTGCTGCCGGTAAGCAAACGCCATGTGCTCAGCAATGTGCGACAAAATTGCACCCTGCATCTGCTGCGCCATAGGCGTCTGCCCCATCATTTGCATGATGGTTGGGTCTTGGAGCATCGACATATGCGTAGCGATATGCGCCTGATGGTCCTGATAAATAAACGCCTTGGTGGGTTTACCAGTCAGGAAACTCATGTTTTCTGACACAGGATCACGCGGCTTCTGGTCATCTTCAATCGGCACCAGCTTCTCTGCGTTCTTAATCCCCAATACTTCCAACATCTGTCGGTGCAGTTGCGGCAAGTCGTAGATCTGCGGAGCGCCTTGAGCCAACTGCAGTGCCGCTTGGTACTGCATGATCCGCTGCGCCATCGTGGCTGCGTTGGGATCGCTAACCGGGATCACCTCAACAAGGTCGTAGTCGGCCTGCTTGACCGCACGGTCCCCGCCTTCAGGCGTGTAAGAGTAGTCAGGCGGCAGGAAGTCGCGGATGATCTCCTTGAGCAGCTTGAACTCCATCCGCAGGCTGGCGTGTACACGCGCCTGAACAGCAGACATCGTCTTGAGTTGGCGCTCAAGGATAGCCAGCGTTGTGCCCACAGGAGCCTGGGCACTCATGTCCGAGACCTTCAGGTCAGCAATAGCAGCCAACCTGCGTCCGTCTTCCGTAATTTGTTGGAGCAATGCAGCCAGAACTTGGCTCGGCTCCTTGTACGGCAGGGGCATGATGTTGTCCCTGACCGACCCGCTTGGCACATCTACGTCACGGAACTCGCCCGGAGCGATGGGCGTGTCATCCCCCTTAATCCTCAGGCCCCGGCTTTTCAGACCACCGGGCAGGTTGGACAGGGTTCCAGCATCCACCAACTGACGGATGATGGAAGTACCAGCGCGAGCATAACCACCAATAAGATGGATATAGCCCAGACCATAAGCACCAAAGCCAGGAATATATGTGTACTGGACGAAGTGCTGTCGCTTGAGCTTCTTTTTGTCCGCTTCGTCCCAGTTACGGCGGATCGCCAGAATCTCCTGAGTACCACGATCCAGCGTAACAACATACGGGAGCGGAACTTCATCTTCGTACCCCGGCATATCCCAGTCCACATGGATCTCTAGGATCTGATACCGGTCGTCATCCGTCAAGGAGTAACCTTGCTCTTCTGCCTTTTTCTTTTCAACGTCGGTTAGGATGCGCGTCGGCTCACCCAGATCCACCTCCCGGTAGAACCCTGCGACCTGCAGCTTCTTGATCTCGTTCTCCGTTTTACGCATCACATGCGTGACACGCTCGGCGGTGTAAACATTACTTGCCCCATAGGGCATGATCAAGTCTTCAGCCGGCACAAACGGAGCAGCAGGCAGTTCCGTGCTTGGGTTGGGGTAGATCTTCTTAAACGCCGCCCCCGCAAGACCCAGGCTATAGAGCATCCGCTCATGCTCTGAGCGGTAATCCACCATCCGCTCGGTCAGCATGTAGTTCATGTCATCACGAACACGCTCTGCCGCGTCCTCGTTTAGCCGGGTGGACTCTCCAATGATCTGCGTTTTGACCGGCCCCTGAGCAGGGAAGGTCTCCGTGATCATTTCTGACTGGAACCGTATCGCCGCCTCCGTTAGGAGAGGCGAATACACGCCACAAGCACCAGACCAAGGCTCGGTGCGCTCTTCGTACTTCATGCCAAGGACTTCCAGTCCCTTGACAAACATCTCTGTCCAGTCTTTGCGACTGTTGATGTCCGCGTCCACCAGATCAACGAGTTCTGAGGCAAGAGACTGCATCTCACTCTTGTCCATGAACTCCGCAAGGTTTGCGTCAAAATCATCTGCGGTCTCGGGTTCCGGCATCAAATCGATTTCGACGCCATCAATTCCTATCTTGACGCCTTCCGGGTCTTCAATTTCAATCTCGATGGCCGGCTCGTCGGTGAGGAGCATCGGGTCGAAAGGCATGAGGGCTTGGTCGATGTTGGTAGCCATTTGGTGTCCTTAGTAGTACGCCGCTCTGCGGCTACTCTTGAAGTAAGTCACTTCTTCCTTTACGTCTGTCGGCAATCGGATAAAACCGCCTTGCCTGAAACGCAACAGCGCTTGAGTTGTCGAATCCACGAGGTCGTCGTTGGCACCGCTAGGAAAGTCGTTGCACTCTTCAATGACCTCTCTCGCCCACCGCCTGTCAGGTGCCCACACTATGCCTGAAGAAAACAGATCAGAGACAGCATTCACACGAGAAATCTTGTCTTGGCCCTTACCCGGAGTGAACTCTCCTATGGGCACTCCCATGCGACGTAGCTCCTGATAGAGAGCCGCCCCGTTGGACTTCTTCTCCACCACGAACGCATCGGGCTCCCACTCGTTATATTCTTCAAGTACGAGTTTCTTAAGCTCAGGAAACTCCATCCGCTTCTTGATGGCGTTCAACAATATAATGTTGAAGTTGTCTGTTTCCTCATTGAAGAATACCCCCCAGGTAGTCAAAGCATTGTAGTCCGCTCGGGTATTTGCCTCTTGAGCAGCGTCCAGCGACATAATAAGGAACTCACATTTGGGAGGGTCTTCTTTTTCCCAAATTTTCCACCACTCACGTTTAATCAGTGCGCCTTCTTCAGATACGGGGTTCTGCATGTACTGGGCTTCCCAGTACCGAATATCCATACCCGCTTTTTTAGCAAGCAGTTCGTCAAGGCTCCAGAATTCCCCCCAAAGTGGCTTTTCATTTAGAATTGCAGGGAATTCGACCACTTCCCACTGGTCAACGCCTTCTTCGCGTTGCATCTGATTGACAATTTGACCTGTCAAATCCAGTTTAGACCAGCGCGTCATCACGACAATAATGGCACCTCCAGGCATCAAACGCTGGATGGGGCCCGACTGAAACCACTCCCAAGCAGGTAAAAATACGTCCGGACGCCCTGTTTTTGCGTCTTGTTCGCTGTGTGGATCGTCAATGATGAACAGATCAGCGCCTCGACCTGCCAACGCGCCACCTACACCAATAGCGAAGTACTCGCCATTGAAGTTTGTACCCCAACGTGAGGCAGATTTACTGTCCGCTTGTAGTTCGACCTGCGGGAATATGTCCTTATACGAGTCCGAACCCACCAGATTACGCACTCTACGGCCAAAATTAACTGCCAAATCCGCCGTATGGCTGGACATGATGACCTTTTTGTGGGGGTATCTGCCTAAAAACCACGCGGGAGCGAGATAAGATATCAATTCTGACTTGCCATGACGGGGGGCGATATTCACAATCACCCGTTTTTTGATGCCGTTGGCAATATCTTCGAATATCTGGATCAATCTACGGTGGTGGGGGCCTACTTTATACCCCGGATATACGTGTTGGACGAAATCCAGCAGTGAATCTTTACCTTTTGACTGAATATATTCGCTTTCCCAGCGTTTTAGCAGTTCCAGCGTCTTTCTTTTATCCGCTTCCGTCATGTACGGAAGGGATTTCTTCAACTGAAGTACCTTATCAGGCGTTAGTTGGCTCATTTTCGACCACTTCCACCATCGGTACGTCCACAGTCCGGGCTTCCAGCTTGGAAAGAGTCTCCAGAAGCTCGCGTTCGACCTCTTCCAGAGACTGATTCTTGACCGTCATCTCGGTGCGCTTCTTGAAGGCATCGACGCCATCGACTTCGCCCAAGGCTTTGATAGCTTGCAGGCGTACTTTTCCGTCAGGATGGGCAGATTCTTCGATTAGTTTGTTGACTACGAAGCGTTTGAGGTTGGCAAGCTCTTGTACAACCTGAGAGTCGTACTGAGCAACCAGCCCTGCAAGATAGGCAATGGTCTCGTTGGGGTAAACCGCCATATCCGGGCGGATAGGCCCGCCCTTGATGAGATCGGCAGCGATTTCTCTAGCTGCTGACTGTGAACTCTCGTCGGGCGCAATGATCGCACCCGTGAGATCGGCAATCATTTTGATTGTCCGAGCCCGCATTTCCAACTCCTCGCGGGGAGTCATCTCTGGATACGCCTCTTGGGCGCTTGCGGGCAGGGGAATGCTGTCTTCGATGTCTGGTATGAGGTCCATAGGAAGTCGCACTATGAAACAGTGCGCGAAATGTAGCACGTATTTTGAAAAGGAGGTAGGAGTCCCTGACGGGGGGTGTTTCTAGGATGTGACGTATGGAACGAAGGACAAGTGACGTATGGAACGAAGTGACGTATAAAACGAAGTGGAGTTTTGGAAAGTGCGGAGTTGTTTGTGTAGATCATGGGGTGTGGGGTGCGCGGGGGGACCCGTTACCAGCTAGGGGGGTCCGGGTGCGGTGGGTCAATCCCCCTGAGAATTCGCTTTCGGAACAGCACCATGCTATATACAAATCACTGGGCAGCGCGGTGCTGTTCAGTGTTTACTAGGAGGCCAACATGGCTAAGACGACAAAGGTGGACCGTTCGGTCCTGGTTTCCCGTGGAATCATCAAGGCAACGCTTGAGAGTCTCAAGCGTGAAGCTGCTGAAGTGAAGCGCCGCGCAAGTGATTTGCGCAAAGCGCGGTATACGGTCGTACAACCTGTCCTGACCCGGCTCTGTATGCTCCTCGATGGTGTACCAGAGAATGACCGACACGTCGGCGTCTCGAGTCACTACGGCAGAGTTGAGATTACGTTGGCGCTGTATAACCAAGACACACTCAACAGTGATTTGGTTTGTAACTTGCTGGGTTACGCCAACGACGTTTGCCCCAACGCAAAGTCGAGGGACTACGTTGGAAAAGACTGGGGCGAGCGTGAGCACCAATTCAGCAATGAAGATCTCAGCATTCGGATTGGGGTACACGTCAAGTCAGACAGCACGTGCCAGCGAGTGATAGTCGGCACAAAGACAGTCGTGCAAGACGAATACAAGTTCGTCTGTCCAGACTGACCCGACAGGGTTGCAAGGCGCAGGGCTCCGGCCCTGCGCCTTTTCTTTTGGCCCATCGATGCCAGTTCTTGGTCGTCGCGCGTGTCTGGGCGCGGGCGTGGGCGCTAGATAGTGGTTCAGTTCCCCCTGAGAAGTTGATTAGCGGGCCAGTATCAGCTATACAAACACTACAGAACGACGTCGCGGTGACGTCGCGTATGTTTCAACGCACTATTGGAGCAAAATCATGAGTGCAAAGCAAAAGACCCCGGTTTCCCCGTTCTATCAACCTACATCCCTCAAAGATGCGGGTTACAAGGGTGCACAAAGTGTCGAAACGCTGGCAGCAATTGCTGCTTACGTGATGACGCTGCAGCCTGATGTGTCAGAGAATGGTCTCTCTTCCGAAAACAAAGCCGGCTTGGCGGAAGGTTGGATGTTGCGTTATGGGGAGATTAACCCCGGCCAGCGTTACACCAAAGAATGGAACCCGCTCCCTGCCGATGCCCCGGCGCAAGAGGGTGAAATGCTGGTGACAGTGCATTTCGCGATGTCATTCACCCAGCAAGAATTCGGCAAGTTCAAGGGCACTGACCCCGGCAAGTATGGTGCAGTGCAACCGGTACGCGAGAAGTTCCAAAAGTACTGTGCTAATCGGGTAGCTGACCTGATGACGCAGATCAAACGCATCGTCAACGATGCCAAGCCCCGAACACGGGTTCAGGCCAAAGACTACGCGGATTGGCTCTCTGGCCAATTGGACGAATTCAAGTCCAGGGCAAAGACTGCGAAGTCCAGGGGAGACGCAACAGCCCCTGACGAAGCCAAACTCAGAATGGCAATTGATGCCTTCAGGAAAGCCTTAGGCTAACCCCCACGCCCCACGATGCCCCGCGCATCGTGGGGCTTTTTTTCGTCCGCGCTATTTGAAACCAGTTCTTAATCGTCGCGCGCGTGCTCGCGTGTGCGGGCGCAAGGTTTCGCGCAAGGTTGTTATTTAGGACGCCAGCCTCGGCTGAGCCGCTAATTAGCGATTCAGTGTTGTATGTACTGCTAATCAGTCATTTTGTTCTGATGTTCCGGTTATACGTCATTGTTCTAACCAATACGTCACACTACACCCTGGAACAATGACGTATAACCAGAACACTGGAACAAAAACCACTATGGATAAAAAAAGTCCACCTATTGAGGTGGACTAACCTTGATGACAAGGAGGGAGATCGCAACTGAACCCGATTTGTGCCGTAAAATTTCAACATGCACTGGATGTGCATGTTGCCAGAAAAAATCCGTTTTGTCAAGTAACCCTACTCAGAAGTAGGAAATCCGCCCGGAGGCGGATTTTGCTCATTTGTGACGTTTAATTTCAACATGCACTGGATGTGCATGTTGCCAGAAAAAATCCCGTTTGTCAAGCCCTTTTTACCCCTATTTTTGTTCCAATGTTCTAGTCGTGTTCCAGAAAAAGTTAGTGGTTCCTTACACGTAAGTTGTTGTCACACAAGGGAAATTCGGATTTGTTCCCACTGTTCTAGTGTTCTAGCCAAAATGAGGGGTGACGGTAAAGGGCATGAATTTTTTGGTGGAACAGAGAGGTCAAGCGAGGTTTTGCAAGAAGTTATCCACAGAAAAAAACATGGTCTCCTAGGAGCCCTCCCCCCTCTAAACTTAGAACAAGAACAAAACATCATTTTTCTCTTTATATTCAAGCACTTACAACCGTTCCTTGCACGTTCTACACAAGATTTTTTTACGTCACTTGGAACAAATCCTGGAACAACCCCCATTTGTGCCCTATAATACGTCACAAATGACGTATCCGAGCCTTCTAATAAACAAAGTTGCCCAGAAGTCTTGACATACGTCACAAAACCCCCTATAATGCGCGTGTTGGGGCAATGCGCTCTGACACAGTCCTATTCAGTCACCCACCTCTGCCTGAGGTACTAGTTATGGAGTCAGTCATGTACGCTCGTCCTCGTTCCCCCATCCTTGCTGGGTTCGTATCTATCAGCCCAGCCACGCATGAGTTCCTACCTAGAGCCACCCGCAAGGCCCTGCGCGTAGTGAAGCCTGCCGCAATCCCCCAGACCTACACCAACTGGGATGCAGACACCCCAGACATCTGCGACTCCGACGATGCCCACATCCTGCGGGCCAATACGGTCGATCCTGACTTCGACCTCGACGGGTCCGCAGAGTTCAACGATTCAGACGGGTCTGAAGACCTGCACGGCCTGACCATCGTCAATGCCTGGGAGTACGACTTCCAGGGCTACAGCGTCCTTTGATCTGAGGAGCAACTGCCATGTCTCGCATCAAATCCCTCGTCTTCGACGACCAGATGAACTTCCGTGTCTTCCCTGAGGTAGTCATTCAGCGCAGTGTGAGTCACTCCACACTGCTACGCCTCCAACGGGACCCTGCCCGTTTCCTGCAATGGTGCCGCCTGCGCACCATCCTCAAGCCTCACTGCCGCACTTCCCACACTTGGGAAGACCCGGTGGATGCAACTCCGTTGGAAATGCATCGGTTCAAGATCGATGAGTGGATCTGCTCGTTCATCGTCGAGCGTGGCGAGATCAGCGAGTGGTCATTCAGCCACATCACCTGCGACAACTGAGGAGATGCCCGTGAAACCCATGAAGCCCCTGTGTGTCGCCTGTGGTGACACCTACTCTGCCGCCCGTCGTCTGGCTGGCTACCAACTCTGCCTGCCATGTGGCGAGGACCGGGCGCGAAGCGTCCGTCACACCATCGTGCCGATGCACAAGTCCAACTACCTGCTCATCACGGACAGGGACGACCTGCTTGGCATCAACAACAAGGGAGGGCTGTACAGATAACAACCCACCACACACTGAACCACTAACCACTACCGGAGTTCTTATGTTCATCGCAGTTCTTTTCCATGCCCACGAGCCGATGCGCTTGTACGGTCCATTCGACACTGAAGATCAGGCGTTCGCCTGGGTGGATGAGCAGACTTTCGAAGCTGCAACCATCCATGAACTTCGTGCTCCCACCCCCGTGAATAACATCAACTGACAAAGGAAACATCATGTCAATCGATACAACTCTCTCCGCCCCTTCGCACCTCACCTCTTTGCACTCATCCTGCTACGTGGTATCCGTCGAGGTGTCCACGTGGGTGGGCACAAAGCAAGACAAGACGGTCTCCAACGAGGTGACAACCCAGAAGAAGGCATCTGCCGATGCTGGCAAGTTCACCAAAATGCTGATGGCAGGTAACGCCACGCACAAAGCCCTGGTGAATCATCGTCAAACGGTCTACAACTGGCTGCAGAGATGCACGTATGACTGGGCGGGTAAGTCTCGCCTGTTACCAATGATGCAACTGCCGAAGTTCCAGAAGGAGTACGAGCAGCACTTGGCGCAGTTCAACCTGCTCAAGGAGAAGTTCGCTGCCGAGTACAACGGCATCGTGGCGAACATGGCCTTCGAACAAGGCGACCTGTTTAACAGGGCAGACTACCCTGACCTGCAAACTATCCTGGCTAAGTTCAACATGAGGTTGCTGGTCACTGACGTGCCGCGTGGTGACTTCCGCAACGCGGTCAGCGAGGAGTTGGCGTCCGACCTGCATACACACTACCAGAAACAGACGGAGACAATCGTCAAGGCAGCAATGGACAAAGCTGCAACGCGGTTGGTCTCTCTGGCTGAGCGTGTGGCTCACGCCTGCTCTGAGCCCGAGGAAACCGTGGCCGAGGACGGCACGGTCAAGAAGGGACGCAGGCCCAAGATCGTCGAGGCTACGTTCGATCAGGCGCGGGAAATGTGCGCCATCCTGCGGGACTTCAACCTGACAGGCAACGAGGAGATCGAGGAAGCCCGCGCAAAGCTGGAGTCTGCGCTGCGTGGCGTGACAACGGACGACCTGCGCGAGTACGCAACAAAGCGCAAGGCAGTCAAGGACGAGATGGACGACCTGCTCACACAGTTCGGAGCATTCAAGCGCATCGGGCGCGACGAGGAGGACGACGGGGACGAGTGATCCCCCTGAGAACTTGACAAAGTTAACGCGACATTTTTCTCTCAATCAGTTCTTCATTCAGTAAGGAAGTCTTAATCATGGCAAACATCAGTTTCACCACCACCGTCACCCTGGACCAAGCAGCCAACCTCATCGAGGTGACGGGAGACGAGGTGACGAACATCCTTGTGGCCGAGCCGGGTATCGGCAAGACCAGCATCCTCAAGATGCTCGAAGAGCGCATGGGTGATGGGTATGACTACATCTACGTGGACTGCCCCGTCAAGGACATGATGGACATCGGTGCCAACATCCCGAACCACGAGACCCGCACCCTGGACTACTACGCAGCCAGCCTCTTCAAGCTGTCAGGACCGGGCGCAAACCGACCCAAGGTCATCCTGCTCGACGAGTTCTTGAAGGCTCCGAAGCTGATGCAGATCATCTTCACGCGGCTCATCCTTGAGCGCATGGTGGGTGATGTGCCGCTGCCCAAGGGGTCATATGTCTTCGCTACATCCAACAACGTGACGGACGGGGTGGGCGATGCACTCCTCGGTCACGTGGGCAATCGCGTGGCTGTCATCCACGTGCGAAAGCACAAGGCAGACAAGTGGAATGCATGGGCCAGCAAGGTGGGTATCTCACGGGTCATCCGCACATGGGTTGCTCTGAATCCTCGGTGCATGGCGTCCTACCTCGACGGCAATCAAGAAGATAACCCGTATATCTTCAAGCCGGGTAAGCCCGGACAGTTCGTGTCTCCCCGGTCTCTGGCAAAGGCGAACGTGCCGATCTCCCGTAAGGATCGCTTGAGCGAAGACGAGTTGCAAGCGCAGCTCGCTGGCATCCTTGGCGAGGCTGCTGCCCGGTCGATGTCAGCGTTCGTGTCGATGAGCGACAAGGTACGTGATGTCAAGGACGTGCTCGCTGATCCGAAGGGCATCGAAGTGCCAGAGGATATCGCTGCCCAAGTGATGATGATGTTCCAGGCTGTCGATGTACTCGAAACGCAGGATGAACTGTCCGCGTTCATGGAGTTCGTCAACCGCATCAAGTCAGCCGAGGTGCAGGCTATCTTCTTCACGATGATGGCAAACCAACGCATGAAGCTGGCAAAGAACAACTCAGCCATCCGTGAGTGGATGCGTGTGAACTACGTGCTGGTGTAAGGAGAAAGCAAATGAAGATCAAAGTCAAAGCCGTGAAGCAGTACGGAAGCTGGGTGTACTACCCAGTGTGTGGCAAGGCTGGGCTGTTTGCCCAGATCGCTGGCACCAAGACGCTCACCTCGCATGTCTTATCTCTCATCAGAGAGATGGGGGTAGAGGTGGAAGTGCAACAGGAAAACCCGGAGGGTGTATGAAAACCTATTACGTCCAACTGGTGAAGACCATCTACGTCCTCATCAACGCTGAATCAGAAGAACAAGCTGCTGAGAAAGCAAAACAAGACAGCGAGGGGTTCGCCTACGACGGGCACTGGGCCCACGCAAAACCTATGGTGTATGACGTATCAGAACAAGGAGTCTACGATGCTTGACCTCGAAATCAGAATCAAGAAGGCCCACGTGGCGCTCATGCGCCATCCCGAGACTGCGCTGTACTCGGGCGTGATGATGGCAGGTAGTAGTTCAGTCTCGGATGAGCCCATAACTGCGGCGACTAATGGACTGGACAAGTTCTACGGCAGAGCATTCATGTCCAAACTCTCCGATCAGGAGATCAACGGCATCGTGCTGCACGAGAACCTGCACGTGGCGCTGCGCCATCTGGTCCACAACCGTGACCTCTTCAATGAAGATAGGCGCACGGCAAACATAGCAGCAGACTATGTGGTCAACGGGATCATCAACGGGCTGAAGGACACGAGACTGTGCAAGCTTCCGCAAGGGGCGCTGTACGAGCCTCAGTACGACGGCATGTCGATGCGGGAAATCTATCGCCTCCTGAGGAAGAATAAGAAATCTCAACCGCAGCAGCCGGGACAGCCATGCCAGAATGGACAGAATGGCGATCCATCTAATCAGCCCGGTCAGTCTCAATCCGGTAAGGATGATCCATCGGAATACGGTGGATTCGATGAGCACGACCTGAGCAGTGGCCCAGCCGACGCTGAGGAACTAAAGAAGGTGAGCGAGGCAGTGGACCGGGCGCTGCGTGAGGGTGCCCTGATTGCTGGTCGGTTCGGGGTTGATATCCCCCGCGCTATCGGTGAGTCGCTGGAACCGCAGGTTGACTGGCGGGCAGAGTTGATGGACTTTGTGGTCAATGCAACATCAGGCAAGGATGAGTACTCCTGGCGTCGCTACAACCGTCGAGTCATCGACACCATGCTCCTGCCTACCACCGTGAATGAAACGATAGGAGAGATTGTTGTTGCCATCGACACATCAGGTTCTATCGGCGGCAGCGAACTCGGACTATTTGTCTCAGAACTGGTATCTATCTGTGAGATGGTAACTCCCGAGCGTGTCCGGGTTTTGTGGTGGGGCACGATGGTGGTCGGGGAGCAACTCTTCGAAGGCGACTATCAGAATCTCAAGACTCTACTCAAGCCCCGTGGAGGTGGTGGCACTCGCGTCGGGTCGGTGAGCGATCACATCATCAAAAATAACATCTCAGCAGATGCTGTGATTGTATTTACAGACGGCTACGTCGAGGCACAAATCGATTGGAGGATATCGATTCCCTCCTTGTGGCTTGTGACTCAGTACGATAGGATGAGCGTCCCCGTGGGCGGTAAGCTTGTCAAGTTCAACAAGTAAGTTTTCAATCAGTCAAAGGAAGTCATCATGCGAGTATCTGACCTTCGTCCTTACATCTATAACCCAACAGACGCACTCGTCGAGAAGTTTGAGTTGCGGATGAGTTCGTACCCTAACGCTCTGACGGTACTTGCCGCAGAGTTCTGTACTGCTACAGGGTTCCTCATCGATCCTACCCCTCGCAGGGGTAGGTTGGCAGTAGATTTGGTGTTGCCCAGCGGCATCGAGGCTGGCTATCTCACCGTTCAGTTAGATGGGGGTGACCACATCTACGGGTACACGCACCACGTTGTCAACAAGACACGCGGCGACAAGTACTCCAGCGACAAGAGCACTCGGTCTTCTAAGAAGATTCACAGCCTGCTTGCTGCATTGCGTAAGTGCAACGAGATATACAGCCAATCCAGGGCAGAGAGTTTTCTCTTCCAAGACTTCCAGACCTCGTACAAGTACGCGATACCTGACACGAGGGAGATTACATTCAGGGTGCCTTCACAAGCAGCATTGGCGGCGGCGCAGTTCGCCCTCAAGCGGACTGATTACCTCCCACATGAGGTGATAGTTACGCTAAACGCAGCGATGAGTGACTACGACGCTGAAGTCGCACAAGACAAGGACAAGAATGCAATCAAGGCTCGCTTCGACGCGGGCGTGTATGTCCTGGCGGTGTCTCCTCTATCTACCGTAGAGCATCCCATCTACTACTTCTGGGAGACAGAGAAAGAGCCCATCCACAATGTAATGAAGGCCCCGAGAAACCTCAAGCGTTACGCCACGATAGAAGACATCGAGCCTATCCATCTCGATATGGTCTTTGCCAAGACAGAGTTTGAGAAAGTCACCAACTACAACGTGCGGGACCCGTATCACATCCCTCGCTCAGACAAGTACTACCCTGAACTTGACATGAGCACGTGCTACATCAGCAGTTTCATGTACGTAGTCATCCCCAAGAAAAAGGAGGGGGCATGATCGGTGGGAGCAATCGCTTCTTCGCAGGTTACCCTCCCATGCCGTACAAGCATGGGCGGAAAGATGATCTCTACCGTTGTGTCCTGTGTCAGTCAGGAGATATGTACAAACTGTACACAACGCGAGAGCGGGTGTTGCACTACACCGATGAGACCCTGCCTGATCCCATAAAGATTGCGTTGGGTTTCATCAAGGCTATCCCGGCGCGTAACACGAACCCTTGGGCGCAAGCGGGGGACCTGTACATGAACAACCACAGCCCCAAGCTAGACGGTATAGGTTGGCTAGGGAAAGTGGACCTCGTTCATTTCGAACCACCCAACGTATACCAACCCATCAAGGAGTATTACTACGTGATCATCCTGCCTCGTGACGTACTCAGTGAAATCTCTAATGGACTGTAGGGGTACGCATGTCTAAAACTCCGGAAGCAAAAGTCAAAGCGCAAGTTGACAAAGTTCTGAAGGATCTTGGCGCGTACTCATGCAAGCCCATGACGGGCGGGTATGGGGCGTCAGGGGTGCCTGACATCCTCGCGTGTGTACGCGGAAGGTTTGTGGGCATCGAGTGCAAAGCAAAGGGTAACAAGACCACTGCCTTGCAGGATTACAACCTCGCGCAAATCAAACGCGCTGGGGGCATCGCCCTTGTGGTCGATGAGTTCAACGTACATCAACTCAGTTTATTGATTCAGGAGAACATGAAGTGAAAAACAGGATTGAACTTCTACGTCATGCAGTCAAGCTGTGGAGCGTCCCGCATGTGCCGAAAGAAATCAACCGGGCCAATGCGAGGAAGTGGGTGGCATCTGTGGAGCGCCTCGGGGACAAGTGGCTCCTCGCTAAGAAGGTGGAGCGCCTCGGGGGGCAGCATGGTTGCTAATAAGCCCATCATCAATCTGTTCTGGGACCGTGGCGCGACCCGTGAGCACGGTATCCCTGTGGACTTGGCTGACTCTGCCCCACCAGACAAGACGCAGATCTTTGTGCTGTCTCCGGAAGTTGCGCTGGCTGCGGAGAAACTTGTGCGGTCGGAGTCTTTCAAGTTCCCTGACCTCAAGGACCACCATATGCCGTATGAACATACGGCTATTGAATATGAGATAACTCCTGAGATCCGTGCGTTCCGTTCTTTGGCCCCGAGCGGATCACAGCAGATATCCCACGTCGGCGTACACATTTGGGAGATACCTAAGGAGTCTAGGTTTGTATGTACTCCGTACTGGCGGTTCGTCAGCGGCGCGATGCAGCACAGCCTTTTCTCTTACACATTGGGGGTGAACGAGTACGACATCCACAGGATATTGCTGAACACAAAGGGGACAGCAGACGGAGCAATCGAGACCGGCGTCATCATGTCGTTAGCGGGTTTACGTGGGTTTGAGGCAGCGAAGATCCCCGTTAACCGGATTTACGAACATCTCAATGCTGCTTTCGGTGGCGCACCGGACGGGTCTTCTGTGATGACTCACATACACGAGTCAGCAGTGGAGATTCCTGTACTTGCATTCGCCTGCGCCATGCTGATCAACTGCAAGACCGGGGTCGAGAAGAAGCACGTAGCGGAGAGGAAGTTTAGGAACTCAGCCTACGGTGCAAGACTACGTAAGAAGATGTCATCGGCAGCGTTCACCGTAGTGCATCTGTCAGCTCTGGAGAAAGTCTCAGACGATGGGACGATCACTTCCAACGTCGGTATGGCCGCGCACTATGTCCGTGGACACTTCAAGCAACGAAAGAGTGGTGTGTATTGGTGGAGCCCGTTCGTGCGCGGCTCTGGTGAACCTAGAAAACGAGCCGCTTACGCGGTGAAGGAATGAATATGAAACGAACCCCGTGGTTCGGCGCTCTGGAATGCCCAGTGCGTGAGGGTGTCTACGAACGCAAGCTATACAACCATCACAACGGTGATGAACTGATTGTTTACTCCTACTGGGATGGCAAGCAGTGGTATATCGGCACGTATTCACCTGATGACGCCATGCGCGTTGCCGAGCTTGGCCCAACCATGACCCTGTACCGCGAATGGCGCGGGTTGCTAAAGGAGGATGAAGATGAAGGACTTCCCACACTGCACGGGTCCCTGCCAACAGGGGGATAAACCTTGCCCGTGTCCTCAATCATGCGAGGCACCTGAAGACTTTAACGGTCTTGAGGTTGTAGCTAAGTTAGTTATCTGGTTCCTGGCACTTGTCGGTGCTGGTGTTCTTGTGGGGTATTTCGTATGAAGATCGAAGTTACACATGCATCCATAGTCAATGACATGGGTGTCGTTGCCTCAGTAGAGCTTGTCGATGGGGTCACCGTGAAGGTCAACATCAATCAATACGTCGGCTGGAACGACTGGATCGAAGTCTACGAAGCCATCAAAAAGATCATGATGTTGATGGAGGTGAAGCAGCCATGACTGACGATCAGTTCCGCGAACTCTGCAATACCTTTGGCTTCGCCCCCAGCAGGGCACTGCGGGAGATGCTGGATAAGGCGATGGAGCAGGAGCGTGAAAGCTGCGCGAAGGTGTGTGACTTTGAAGTGGCGCGGCTGCACGCGATTGATGAGCCGCGTCCTGCGCTGGCCGTTGGCATCTGCGCCGCCGCCATCCGCGCAAGGAAGGATAAGCAATGACCCGCATCCATTACTGGTGCCCGGTGTCTCGGGCGTATGTTACGGCCATCGTGCCGACCGAGGTTGCTTTCAAAATGATGGGGTGGGTATGACTGACCGCGAACTCCTTGAACTCGCTGCGAAGGCGGCGGGGATTGAGCTATGGCACGAAGATGTGTTCACCAACGGCTTGACGCACAAGGTGAGCGACAACGGAGTGTTGTGCTGGAACCCTCTCACCGACGACGGCGATGCGCTGCGGCTGGCGGTGAAGTTGCTGTTTGAAATTGACATGGATCGCAGGAGCATTGCCATTAGGCACCAAACTGGCGTCAAGATTCTTCGGGCTTTCAACAACGACCCCTACGCAGCCACCCGCCGCGCCATCGTCAGGGCTGCGGCTGAGATTGGAAGGAGCATGAAATGACCATCACCATCGACCGAGCCGTGGCCCAGCAGGCGCTGGAGGCGTTGGAGGGTTTAAGCGAACCCTACTATGTCTTGAAAGCCCAAGACGCCCTCCGCGCCGCGCTGGAGCAGCCGGAGCAGGAGCCGGTGGCGTCCATCTACGTGACGATAGGTGGAGATCGAGAGTTTGACGACTGGCGCTGCCCGCTGCCTGTAGGAGGAAATCTTCTCTACACCCACCCACCCCGCCGCGAGTGGCGAGGGCTGACGGAGGAGGAGCATGAGAAAGCCAGACACGTCTGTCGGCATGTCGGCGTTGAAGGGCTTGTGTTATGGCTTGAAGATAAGCTGAAGGAGCGAAACGCATGACTGACCGCGAACTGCTTGAGGCCGCTGCGAAGGCGGCGGGGCTGAAGATTCACGCCGCTCGACAGGCTGAACGCGACGAGGAAGGGTGCGCCAATTCCGGCCTTTGGATCGTCAACGGCTCAACCTGCTGGAACCCTCTCACCGACGACGGCGATGCGCTGCGGCTGGCGGTGAAGTTGGAGGCGTGTATTGACTTTATGGATCGCAGAGTGGTTGCGGGGGCATGGCCTGAAGTTGTCATTGACTTCACAGACGAAGACTATCGCCGCGCCATCGTCAGGGCAGCATCAGAGATTGGAAGGAGCATGGCATGACTGACCTACGAACCGCCGCCCAGCAGGCGCTGGAGGTACTTGTTCGCGCCAGCAGTTACTACGACACATACGCAGAGATTGCCGCTCTTGAGGCCGCGCTGGCAGAGCCGGTGCAGGAGCCGGTGGCGTGGCGATGGAGGATGCGAAACCTTACAGACGCGCCGGGTTTTGTCCAGCCGTGGAAGGTAACAACCTACTACCCACGGGAGCAGGCAAACGAGATCGAGCCCCTCTACACCGCCCCACCCCAGCGCAAGCCGCCAGCAACCATTGACGAGATGTTCGACCGCATGGACAAGGCCCCCAAAGGGGTGTTCTTTGGGCATGACCCGATGACGATCTGGATGGAGGCTTGGCGGGCTGCGGAGCAGCAGCATGGGATCACATGAAACTCAACTGGGAAAACGTCAAGGGTGTGCTTGAGCAGTGCGGGCCGATGACCATGCGTGAGGTGGCTACGTACTTTCCTGACCATCCATACCCAAACGTAAGCAGCCTGCTCTCTGCCATGCGGTTACGGGTACAGACCAAGCAGATCTACATCCACTCATGGACCCGTGAGGGTATCGGCAGGAAGTACCTCCGTGCTGTTTACGCAGTGGGCAACAGACGCAACGCAAGTAAACCTCCGGTCATCAGTGACTACGAGAGGAAGAAAGCATACCGAGAGAAGAAAAAGGTGCCGCAGGTTGCGGTGAACTCAGTGTTTACATGGGGGCAGCAATGAATAAGGAAGACGTCATCCGCATGGCGCGGGAGTCTGGGTTCAAACCCCACCATAGCCCAGAGATGTGGGACATCACGATTGCCTCTGACGAGGCCATTGAACGCTTCGCCACCCTTGTCGCCGCTGCCGAGCGTGAAAGCTGCGCGAAGGTGTGTGATGACCTACAGCGTAGCTACTGGAACAGCACTCGCGTGATGGACGAACCTGATGCGTATGACTGCGCCGCCGCCATCCGCGCAAGGGGGCAGGGATGAAACAACTAACCCTCGTCAGCGCAGTACTGCTGTCGGCCTGCTCAGTTCAAAAAATGGAGCGCTTCACTTTGCGAACGGTGGACGGTAAAGAGATCATCCTCGTCTGTCCGGTCAAGAGAGTGGAGGGCGACCTACAACTGAGGGGCGGGCATTGCTTGGTGGAAGTGCCAAAGGAGCGGAAATGACCTACCAACCACAAGACTTCGCCCGCTGTGCGGGTAACCCATGCTTTGAATACTGCAAGGCATGTAAACGCAACCTCAAGAACTCTCCGGTTCACCCGGAGGCTACGAGACAGTACTACATGGGGCCGTGGATCATGGAAGATGAACGCTGCCCTAGCTTTGTGGAGAAGAAGGAGGATGTTTAGATGCCCCGAGTGCAACGTGTGGACGGAGGTGATAGACACGCGAGTGAGGTCAGATGGATCGCGCCGCCGTCGTTACCAGTGCGGGAACCTGCACAAGTTCTGGACAGAGGAACGCATAACCCCTGGCCCTTCCTCTACAGCTATCAAAAAGACGGAAGCGTTAGTGTCAATAGAGGAGCAAAGAAAACGACTTACCAACAAGCTACTGAAGTAGGAGAAGCAATCATGTAAATAAGTCTTCACAGTTCCCTGAAACACTACCTATCAACTCAGTCAAAACGATTGGAAAAACCAAATGCAAAAGAAGTCAGACGCCGCAAGAATTCGTGAGTACTACGAGAAGCACCCCAACGCAAAGCCGGGGGAAGTAGCCAAGGCGTTGAAGGTCAAGCCGGGTAGCGTGTACGTGACCCGCCAGAAGATGAAGAATACCTTTGAGGTAGCCCCGTTCCCCGTTGCCGCTGATCCGGCTCCTGCCGAACCCCCCGCTGCCGACCCGGTCAATCACCCGCCCCACTACAAGACTGGTGGTATCGAGACCATCGACTTCATCGAAGCCAAGGGGTTGAACTACCGCCTGGGCAACGTGATCAAGTACATCACCCGCTCCGAGCACAAGGGCAACCGCAAGGAAGACCTGCAGAAAGCGTTGTGGTACTTGCAACGTGAGATTGATCAATCCTGATACATCTCATTCCAACAAACCGGGCTCCGGCCCGGTTTTATTTTCACTTTTGACCACGCTAGTTAGCGAGTACTGAATGAGTTTCATCACGTTGGATTTTGAAACTTTCTACGACAAGTCGTTCTCGTTGAGGCGGCTGACTACCGAAGAGTATGTCCGTGGAAAGCAGTTTGAAGTTATCGGTGTTGGTGTCAAAGTCGATGATGCCCCCGCAGTTTGGACTTCAGGAGACCGTGCGTTCCTGACTAAGTTCTTGCGCAAAGAGTTCGACTGGAAGAACAGCGCAGTCCTGGCTCACAACATGCTCTTCGACGGAGCAATCCTCGCGTGGTATTTCGGTATCACTCCCGCCTACCTATGCGACACGCTTTGTATGGCTCGGGCGCTTCACGGTGTGGATGTAGGTGGGTCACTCGCTCACTTGGCGCAGATGTACCAGATCGGAGTCAAAGGCGACGAGGTAGTTGCAGCGGAAGGCAAGCGTCGGGAGGCGTTCACGCCCGAGGACTTGGCGCAATACGGACGCTACTGCTGCAATGACGTGGAGTTGACGTACACCCTGTACAACCGCTTCGCGAATTCATTCCCCGAGTCGGAGATGGACCTCATCAACCAGACTCTACGGATGTTTATACAACCAAAGTTATATATCGATGAGCCCGTGCTGCACGAGCGCCTTGCCTCACTGCACGAGGAACGTAGCGAACTGTTGGGCAAACTCAAAGAACAACTTCAATGCCAGACCGAGGATGAGGTTGCAGCGAAGTTATCCAGCAACAAACAATTCGCAGAAGTTCTGACATCTTTTGACGTCCAAGTTCCGATGAAGACAAGCCCCGTCACAGGCAAGGAAGCCCCTGCCCTGGCAAAGAAGGACGAGGGATTCTTGGCGCTTTGTGACCACGAGAACACCTTCATTCAGAACTTGTGCGCTGCACGCCTGGGTGTGAAGTCCACTCTGGAAGAAAAGCGTATCCAAAGATTCATCGACATCGGTAGGCGCAACGCTGGGCGCATCCCCATCCCGTTGAAGTATTACGGCGCACACACCGGGCGCTGGGCGGGGTACGACAAGGTGAACTTCCAAAACCTGCCGAGCCGGGATGTGAAGAAGAAAGCACTGAAGAATGCCATCGTGCCGCCTGAAGGGTACGTGGTCATCAACTCAGACTCCTCGCAGATCGAGGCGCGGGTGCTGGCGTGGCTGGCAGGTCAGGATGACGTGGTGAAGATGTTCGCGGAGAAGCAGGATGTCTACCGGATCATGGCGTCCAAAATCTTCAAGTGCAAGCCGGAGGAAGTTACAGAGGAGCAGCGCTTCATCGGGAAGACCGTGATCCTGGGCTGCGGTTACGGCACCGGGTGGGCGAAACTCCAGTCCACGTTGGCGGTAGCCTCACCTCCGCGAGTGGTTACCGAGGCGCAGGCTCGGGAGATTATCGACGTTTATCGGGAGGCAAATAATAAGATCAAGGAACTGTGGGCCGAGGGTGACTTGGTGCTCAGAGACCTTGTGCAGTGGCAGCAACCCGAGGATCGGTATGCGTTTGGGCAGAGGGATTGCTTGAAGTATGACCGGCAGGGGTTCATCCTGCCCAACGGGTTCCGTATCCGCTACCCTGAGCTAAAGACTGAGGTTGAGAACAACAAAACAAAGTACGTCTATAAGTCTCGCAAGGGTCCGGTGTCGATCTGGGGCGGGACCATCGTGGAGAACGTGGTCCAGGCGCTTGCGCGTTGCATCGTCGGAGAACAGCTAGTCAACATCTCCAAGCACTACAACGTGGCGCTCACCGTCCATGACTCGGTGGTGTGTATCGCCCCCGCCGATGAGGTAGAGCAAGCGTTGCAGGTAGTCACTGGCATCATGTCTACCACCCCATCCTGGGCTGAAGGGCTACCCATCGCCTGCAAGGCAACTTTCGGCCCCAACTACGGCGACTGCTGATACGATTGAAACCCCTCACACAATCAATCAGTGCCATGCAAGTAAGCGAACTCAAGTGGTCATATTCTGGGTTGAAGGATTACCAGAACTGTCCGAAGCAGTATCACGAAGTCAAGGTCCTGAAGCGTTTCGAGAAGCGCCCCACGAAGCAAATGCTTTATGGCACGGAGGTGCATTCGGCGCTTGAAGACTACGTGAAAGCGGGTAAACCCTTAGCCAAGAACTACGAGCGGTTCCGCCACATGCTGGATCCGCTGGCTGAGATGGCGGGGATAAAGTATCCAGAACATCGCATGGCGGTGACACATGACCGCCGCCCGTGTACGTTTGGCGCGGCTGACTACTGGGTGCGAGGAATCGCGGACTTGCTGGTGGTTGACGACGACACTGCGTTCATCGTTGACTACAAAACCGGCAGCAACAAGTACCCTGACCCGAAGCAGTTGCAGTTGATGGCGCTCATGGCGTTTGAACACTTTCCGGAAGTCAACGGGATCAAGGCAGGCTTGCTGTTCGTCATGCACGACCACTTCGTCACCTCGGAGTACAAGCGTGATGACAAAGACAAACTCTGGCTTGACTTCATGCCCACCCTAGAACGCTTGAGTTTGTCCCACAGAAATCAAGTGTGGCAGGAGAACCCGACGCCCTTGTGCGGCTGGTGCCCTGTCAAGTCTTGTTCCTTTCACAGAGAGAAATAACCTATGGATACCGCAGAAGTGATTGACTACGCCTATCCCTGCATGATGGCAGAGAAGGCGCTGAAGGAAGTACATCTAGCCATGCTTGCCCAGGATCACGGCGCAGCAATTGAAGCTGCTCACAAAGCGCTGGTTGAGGTCAAAATGACGTTGAACTCCATCGTCTTGATGCAGGAGAAAGACCATGCCATACACGAAGTCTCCTAGGCCGTACAAACACGAGTACGAGATGCAGAAGAAGCGCGGAGAGCACGAGGACCGCATGGAGCGGCAACGTGCCCGCAGGGAACTGGACAAGAAGGGCGTGAGCCGCAAGGGCAAGGACGTTGCGCACGTCAAGGCGCTGTCCAAGGGCGGCAGCAACGACGACGGCTACAAGCTTCAGGCCCCCAGCAAGAACCGATCATTCAGGAGAAACCCTGATGGGTCGATGAAATGACTTGACGAATAGGTCACAAGGCCCTATCATTCGTCACATCGGGCTGATGAAGCCCTCAGTAGGATTCAGTCAATGACAGTCGAGGTAGTCGAAGAGCAGGCAGTCAAGCTGCTTTGCCCGCATGACTTTGCGCAAGCAGTCACGCAGTGCATCCCCCGCAGCGAGATCATCGGAGTACGCGGCAGCGACTCTGAGTTGTTGGTCTATTGGGGGATGGAAGAGATGCAGCGGTTGGCGCGAGTCGCGCCCCTGCACATGAAGCTACCGTCCCCCATCGAGCGGGACTACAACTGGCCGGGGATGTTCACGCCGTTTGAGCATCAGAAAGACACCGCCAGATTCCTCACGCTGCACAAACGCGCCTTCTGTTTCAACGAAGCAGGAACCGGAAAGACTTCCGCTGCCATCTGGGCTGCTGACTATTTAATGAGTCAGGGTCTGGTGAAGCGCTGTTTAGTCATCTGCCCGCTGTCCATCATGCAAGCGGCTTGGCAGTCTGACCTGTTCAAAACAGCGATGCACCGAACGAGCGCAATCGCGCATGGATCGATTTCCAAGCGCGAGAAGGTCATACGCGGCTCATACAACTTCGTCATCATCAACTTCGACGGCGTCGGGACCGTAGAGAAAGCCATCTCTGAGTCCAACTTTGATCTCATCATCGTAGATGAAGCAAACGCCTATAAGAATCCCACCACCAAGCGCTGGAAGACCCTGGCAAAGCTGGTAAGACCTGAGTCTTACCTGTGGATGATGACGGGCACACCTGCTGCGCAGTCCCCGATGGATGCTTACGGACTAGCCAAGATGGTCAACCCGGAAGCGGTTCCGAAGCGCATGTCTGCGTGGCAAGAGCGGGTGATGACGCAGTACTCCCGCTTCGTGTGGAAGCCCAAGCCCCATGCACGGCAGATCGTCTTTGAGACGCTTCAGCCAGCGATACGCTACGAGAAAGCAGACTGCCTGGACTTGCCCGATGTCATGTACCAGACTAGGGAAATCCCTCTTACGCCACAAGTCCAGCGATATTACAAAGAACTCAAGGACCAGATGCTCATCAAGGCGGCGGGGGAGCAGATCACGACGGTCAACGCGGCTGCGGCACTGACGAAACTTCTTCAGTTGTCGGGCGGCGCGGTGTACACCGACGACAGGAACGTCCTTGAGTTTGACATTTCCCCGCGCCTCAACGTCCTGAAAGAAGTCATTGAGGAATCAAGCAACAAGCTACTCGTCTTTGTGCCCTACAGCCACACGATCAGGCTCGTCTGCGACTTCCTCAATCAGTGTGGTATCACCAATGAAGCCATTCAGGGAGATGTGAGCGCAAGACAGCGCGCAGAAATCTTCAAGTGTTTCCAGACGGTCGCTGATCCGCGTGTGCTCGTGATCCAACCACAAGCCGCTTCGCACGGGGTCACGCTGACTGCTGCCGACACGGTGGTCTTCTGGTCACCTGTGACATCAGTCGAGACTTACCTGCAGTGCATCGCCCGCGTAGATCGCGTCGGGCAGAAGAACAAGATGACAGTAATCCACCTTGAAGGGTCCGAGGTGGAACGGCGCATGTACTCCCTGCTGCAAGGCAAGGTGGACCTGCACGAAAAACTAGTGGACCTCTACCGTGATGAGATGGGAATAACCAATGAGTGATGCAGAACAGTTAGTCAAAACCTATTTGACGATCCGGGCCGAACGTGAAAACCTCAAGGCCAAGTTTGAAGCAGAGGACGACAAGCTGAAGGGCGACATGAGCGCCATCGAAGCTGCGCTCCTCGCCATGTGTGGAGAAATCAACACCAACGGGCTACGCACTGCCTTTGGCACCGTGACTCGCACCATCAAGGATCGGTACTTCTGTACCGATTGGGAGCAACTCAAGAAGTTCATCGAGCAGCAGGGGAACATCGACCTGCTGGAGCGAAGGATTCACCAACGTAACTTCAAGGAATTCATGTCTGAGCGGCAGGAAGACGGTCTGCCACCCGGCGTGAACGTGCTACGGGAATACGACATCGTAGTACGTAAAGCAAGCAATACCGTCCAGTAACTTTCAGTGAGCACCATGTCAAACGAAATCGCAAACATCATCCAAAGCCTGCCCTCCATCGTTGAGACCGGACTCGACGAAGACACCCTTGCCGTTGCTGGCAATGCGGTAATGGGCAACAAGCGCATCAGCATCAAGGGGCGCGTTTTCCGCAAGATCGTTTCTGGTAAGGAACAGTCGGTCAACACCGACAACCACATGAACGTGATCTTCGTGAAGCTGTCCCATGACGCTTCACGCACGTTCTACTCATCTACGTACAAGGAGGGTTCCAAGGTCTCCCCCGTCTGCTGGTCCGCAGACTCCAAAGTCCCGAGTCCTGACGTTTCCAACCCGTGCGCTTCTAGCTGCTCGGAGTGCCCCAACTCTGTGAAGGGTTCAGGGCAAGGCGGTCAAGGCACAGCCTGCAAGCTGTCGTGGCGCACTGCAGTCGTATTGGCGAATGATCCCGAGGGAGATGTTTACCAACTCGTGTTGCCCGCTACCTCTGCATTCGGCAAGGAAGAGAACGGGCGCTGGCCGTTCCGTCCGTACATCCAGATGCTGGCAAACAATAACGTCAGCGCTGGCAGTGTCGTGACCAAGATGCAGTTCGACATCAACTCGCCTGTTCCGCGTTTGCTTTTCTCTCCTGTTGAGGCTGTGCCCCCGCAGTACCGGGAAGCCATCAAGCGGCAGGGCAAGACCCCCGCTGCTGAGAACGCTATCAAGCTGACTGTCTATAAGACAGATGGCGGGGATGAGGGGGAGGCACCCCCCAGTGAACCCGTGCGGCGTGAGGCTAAGCGCGAAGACACTCAGCAGGTTTCGGATGCGTCTGAAGTCATCAAGCGCTGGGCCAAGAAGTAATGGCTAGGCCCTACGACAAGGCCCGCGCTGCCGAGTTGATTGTGTATACCGGGGACAAACTCGGTATGCGTTTCGGTTCGGCGGCGCTACGCGCCAATCTTCCGATGACGTATCTGGCACAGATGTTCGGTCTGACCCGCAATGCAGTGGGGCGGTGGTATGCCGGTGGTGGCGTAACTCCCAAGCATCAGCCTGTCGTCGAAACACTCATACAAGTCTTTGAAGGGGATCTTCGTGCTGGTGAACTTCCAGCAAAAAATCTAACCGCTGCCCGCGAGTACATCGACGGTCTCAAGGGTCTCGGCATCGACTGCTCCAAGTAACTTTACTTGGTCCACAAAGGCGGGGGAAACCCCGCCTTTCTTGTCTCTGCGAACATGAACCAACAATTCTTTGAGAAAATTTTGCCGACGCAGGGCACCTACTGTGTAGCGTCAATAAAGGGAACAGGGAAAGACAAGACCATCATTCCGCGATTCACGGAGGACGCGGACAAGGTTATCGACATTTTGCAGGCACTGTCCGTTCCCGGTGCCAATCTGTACTTCACCCCCGGAACCTATGAAGGGTTCAGGCGCAACGCAGATGAATGCGTTGCGATGAAGGCTTTCTTCCTTGACCTTGACTACATGCACGGCAAGTTCGTGTACGTCAGCAAGGAAGCCGCAATCTCAGACACAAAAAGATTCTGCGATGAGATAGGGTGGCCGCATCCTGTCTTGGTCGATTCTGGTGGTGGTATCCACGCCTACTGGATCTTTGACGAAGACATCCCCGGCGACGAGTGGAAGGTCTACGCCGAGCGGTTCAAGCAGTTGTGCATTGACCGCAATATGGTCATCGACCAAGCCGTACCCGCAGACGCTGCACGTCTGATGCGTGTACCGGGTACGTTGAACTACAGGTATGACCCGCCAGAGCCTGCGCAACTTTTAACGGACGTGTTCACGTATCCGCTTGAACAGTTGATAGGGGCCTTGCCAGAAGAGTCACCGCCTGTATTGACAGAGGTAGCAAGTGTCTTGGCGGGCGCTGAGAAAGGTCTCGACGAAGAGACCCGCCGTATTTGGGAAGAGCAACGCAAGAACTTCGAATTCAGTTTTGACAAGATCGCCCTCCAAAGTCTTGAAGGCAGCGGCTGCAATCAGATAAAGGAAGCAATCCTCAACGCAGACAAACTGCCTGAACCCCAGTGGTACGCCGCAGTGTCTGTGGCTATACGCTGCACCGAGGGAATGGAGGCGGTTCACAAACTTTCAGAAGAATATCCTGGGTACTCAAAAGAAGAAACCGAGCGCAAAGCCCAGCAGTCGCTCGACAACGCTACAGGAGCACATAGTTGTGAAGCATTTGAATCAATCAACGCCGAAGGATGCAAGGGATGCCCTTATCGAGGAAAACTCGGAAAGATGGGTCCAATCTCTCTTGGAAAAGTCTTACGAGTTCCTGAGCCCGCCGAAACCGTTGAGGCCGATGAAGAGGAGTCAGTTCGGAAAGAAGAGAGTCCCCGTGCTACGTTCTTCCCCGACTTCCTCAAACCCTTTGTAAAAGGCGTTAATGGCGGCATCTACTACCTGCCGCCTCCGAAGCACTTGAAGGATGGCAGAGTCATACAAGATGATCCTCATTTGATCCTGGCCCATAACCTGTACGCAATCAAACGGCTGTACAGCCCTCACGATGGGGAGTGCTTGGTGATGAACCTTGAACTTCCTATGGACGGGATCAGAGAGTTCACTCTACCGCTCAAAGAGGTGGCGTCACAGGAGAAGCTGAAGGCGGCGCTGGCAACACAAGGGGTTGTGTTTGAGCCTCTAAAAATCTCTCAGATAGCAAGTTATTTGATGAAGTGGGGGTCGTTCCTCATCAACACAGGAAAGGCAGACAAGATGTACATGCAACAAGGTTGGACTGAAAACTGCCAGTCATTCGTACTGGGCGCGACGGAATACGAAGCGCGGGGTACTCGCCCCTCGCCGCCTTCGATCTGGTCAAGAAACATCTCCAAGTACCTGACGATGGGCGGCAGCTACGAGGAGTGGAAGCAGAGCATCCAGATGCTCAATGACCCAGGCTACGAGCTTCACGCTTTCATTTTTCTTTGTGGTTTGGCATCACCCCTGATGGAGTTCAGTACGGTCAATGGCGTGACAGTCTCAGCGATGGGTGAATCTGGTAGTGGCAAGACCGGCGCGATGTACGCCGCCATGAGTGTGTGGGGCCGACCCGATGCTCTGGCGCTCAACGACGGTACAGCCAACGGCCTGATCCAGCGCATGGTGAACATGAAGAACCTGCCGTTCCCGTTGGACGAGCAGTCGAACTTGTCGCCTAAGGAAGCCTCTGATCTGCTCTACAAGGTGTCAGCCGGTCGGTCCAAACTGCGAATGCAAGCCTCCAATAACGCAGAGCGCCCCCAGGACTACCTCACAAAGCTGATCTGTATCGCCACAGTCAACCAGTCTTTGAAGGACAAGGTGGGGCAGTTCAAAGCCGATGCGTCAGCAGAAGAGATGCGTCTGCTTGAGTTGACTCTCTATCGCCCCAAGACCCTGACTGAGCCTCGTGGCCGGACCATGTTCGATTCCCTCAAGAGGAACTACGGCCATGCGGGTCCGATCTACGTATCGCGCCTGATGGATCTTGGCGCACCCAGACTCAGCCAGATGGTCAACGAAGAAACCACTCGGGTCACAGAGCGCTTCACTGGCAAGAGCGAGTACCGCTTCCTGATCGGCTTGGCAGGTGTGGTGTTTGCTGCAGAGCGAATTGCGCGAGAGGTTGGTATATGCGAATTCGATTTGGAGCGAATCAGCGCCGTAGTGTTCGGTGAGTTGGGCCGCACACTCAGGGAAACTACTGAGTCCAAGCTAGACAACACCCTGGTTCTCGGTGACTTCTTGGCAAGTTCTGCGCAAAACATCCTGCTGGCGATGGACGGCAAGATTGGCACGGTCACACCACGAGGGGCGCTATCTGCTCGGGTAGAGATTACAACCGGACAGAAGGACTGCGATGTCTTCATCTCCGTCACTGCCCTGAAGCAGTATCTGGCTGAACGGCAGTTGTCTGTGGGTATGTTTGAGCGCGAACTGAAGATGCTCGGTAATCTTCAGGGCAAGGTGAAGAAGCGACTTGGCGCTGGCTGGTCAGGGCTGGGCCACGTGAACTTGTTCGCGTACCACTTCAAGATGCCTACGTCCGATTTTGCACTACCGGAAGACATTTATGGCAGCAGAGAAAACGCCTCCTCCGCCCTCGCCGCTTGACGAGCCGCTGTGGATTTTCCCGTTTGAAGTGATGGAGGTGGGGGAGAGTTTCTTCGTCCCCACCATGAAACCCGCGTTCTTAACTTACTCGGTAGAAAACGGAGCCAAGCGCGCCCGTGTCAAAGTCAAGGTCTACACCACGACAAAAGACGGAGTGCTTGGCATCCGAGTTTGGCGTACAGGTTAGGGTGTCAACTCACTGATCTGTTCAAACGCGGTGAGAAGGTTGCGCTTGACCAAGTTCTGAATGGGCTTCAAGTTATCAAGCATCTCACCACGTTCTTTCGGGGTGTACTCCCGATTGATACGGATGTCGTTCATCATCTTGCGGATGTCACGCAACTGTCCGTTGACCTGCGAGTTGTAGTAGTCAACAAGGTACTTGTGAGTCGGGTTGTCTTGTAAATACTCAGAGTACCCCACAGGGTTGTTGCTCTTGAGCGTGTTCAGCCGACGCTCAATATCCTTGATCTTGTTCTCAACATTAGAGAACTGCCGCGCATCAAAGTTTGACGGAGACCCGAAGAAACTCTCGAAAACAATCGAGTCTCTCTTTGGATCAAACTCCTTGAACCCGGTGGCCGACATAGCCAGTCCGGAGACGCCGGAGATACCACGCATGATGCCGTCAGCGTAGTTGTTGGCAAAGAAGTACATGGTGTTCGGGCTCCAGTCGATGCCGCCGTTTGTGGCATCAAAAAGGAATCGAGCCGCCTGCTTGTACATCTCAGGGATGTTGTCCCCGCCCGTGTAGGCATCCCCGGCACGAGACTGCCGGTTGTTGTAAATCTCTCGGCCCAAACCGTCCTTGTTCATCACGAACTCAAGGAACGGACGGAACGCTGACGGTGTGGCCGTATCCATCAAGAACGCCGCAGGCTCATCGATTGGGCTGATGCGCGAGAACGGCAGGGGTAGGAAGGAGTCGAGCCCGATGCTGATGATGTTAGACAGCGCTTCCTTTGGCGTAGTGTGTCCACCAATAGTAGAAGCAAGCTGTGCCCCTGTAGCAGCAAAAGAACCGAGTCCGAAACCCCACGGGATTTGAATCGCGTTATCCATTCCGGGAAGGAAGAAACGCGCATTGCGTGTCCATCGTGCGGGGTCATCAGTCGCAACCTTATTGCGTTCCTGATCATCGTCGTCAGACAGCATCAGTGCCATCACGTAGACAGCCATCCCCATGCCAAGCAGGCTGGCAGACATCGCACGTGCATCGGAACTCTTCTTGTAAGCGTCCGCGATTGCCTTGTTGATCTCATCTGCTGATGCCTTCATCGCCCCACCACGGGCTTTCATCAGATCAGCGGTTACCTTCTTCTGTGCATTCGTGTAGTTGGTGAAAGCAGGCAACACAGCATCCAGCGCACGAACCGCGCCCGTAGCAGCGGGGCGGAAGAACATGAAGGCTGCGCCCATCGCCTTGCCCCACTCACCGACTTGCTCAAAGTTAGCGAGGTTCTTGGTGTACTCAGCAGCGCGGTTGGAGGCGTAGTCTTCCAGTTCAGCACCGGAGAGGTTCTTGCCCTTACCCTCTTGCAGCATGTTCTTCTTCAGGACACGATACGAGGCAGTGCGGCTTGCCAACTCAAACATATCGGTCCAGTAGTCGAATACCTTCTCGACCTGATCCTTGGTCTTCAGGACGTTGTTGCGCCCCACGTCTTTCAGCAGTTCCTGCATCTGCCCCTTGGCAGCGATACCCTGGATGTACGAGACACGCCCGCCTTTCTCCAGATACTCCAGCATGTCGGCTACGTAGGGGTCTTTCGCCGCCATAGCCTTGGCTTCGCCTACCCTGTTGTTCGCCATCAGGTAAGCAATCTTTGCAGACTTGAACAGGCCCCCGTTTGTAGCAACTTGGCGCGAAACCTCCGCGATCAGTTGGTACGAAGCCTTCGGACCAAGTTCAGCTCCTAGCGTGTAGGCGTTGGTAAGCAAGTCACGCACAAAGTTCATCGGGGCAAACGGCAGGCTGTAGCGGGTGTGGAGCTGCCCGATACCGCTGGTAATGGCATTTGCTTTTTCCAGCAACGGGTTTGCCTCACGGTACGTGCGGCGCACAGCCTCTGCTTCCAGATTACTCTGAAGCTTGACCACCCGGATGTCACCATTCGGCTCGTAGTGCAAGATGACCTTCTCACCCTGCGCTGCCTTCAAAGCATCTGGGTTGTTGGCCCGCTCTTCAAACTTGATGACCGTCTTTGCATCACCCTTGAGGATGCCGTCGTTCACAGCATTCTTGATGGAGAGCGTCAGGTCTTTGCGCCCCAACCGCATCGCAGCGCGGGCACCGTCAGCAAGAGACTGCAACACGGGGTTGTCAGAGTCAGACTCCCGGCCACCGAAAGCGAGTTCTTTTTCTTGCAGTTCGCCACCAATCTTGCGGGACTTCAGAGGATCGAGGTCTTCATCGGCTTCTAGCGCACCGGGGCGACCCTTCAGAGGGACGTAGTGTTTCCAGCCATTGAAAGCGACGATGTTGGAGACGCCTTGAGACCAGTAGTTAGCCTCTTTGTTCAGCTCAATAGTTTCTTTCTGGACTTCCTTGAGCTTGTCAAAGACATCCTTCAGCATGTCCTGATTGAACTCGGAGGTCGTGCCCGTGTAGAACTTGCGCATCTCAGCAAGCTCTTTGGTCGTGTAGTTACCAGCTACGTTGTACTTCTCAGACTTCTCATCAAACAGCTTCGCCGCCATCTCCGGAGTGACGGGCTTGGCCTTGCCAGCAGGTCCAACAAACTTGGCGTGGTTGTTGGGGTCGTTGACGATTTTGTCCAGCATCTGACGGTACTTGACCGCATCTGCTTCTTTGGTTGTCGGATGAGCAAGACTCTCCAGAATCTTCTTACGCGCTGCGTCTGCTGCTGGTTCCAGCGGAACTGTCTTGATGTACTTGACTTTGCGGCGCTCCGGCTCGTGCATGACGATGGAGTAGCCATGCAGAACTTGCAGGGCCTCATCAACTGTCAGCTTGTGTACGGTGGCAAAGTTCTCGATTGCCTTGTGGACATCATTGGTCTTGCCAGCAAGCCTGTTGACGAAGTTCCACCATGCGCGGCCTGTAGCCAACGTGGCTTGTGACCAGACGTTGTTGATCTTGTCGCCCGTGTAGATGATCTTGCCGAAGGCATCGTACTTTTCCTGGGCGCGTTTCAACGGTTCCTGAGCGTTCTGGAACTTCCGCACCACGTTCTGCCAGAAGCCTTGGCTCTTGAGCGCCTGCACAATCGTCGGACGCTCAGCTTTACCAGCAAGGGGCAGTGCCTTCTGAATTTCTTCGGGGGTTCTATCGAGCTTCGGGGGTGCCTTCTTGGTGACACCGGCTTTGCCCCTTGAAGGCAATTCCGTTCCGGCGTCTCTCTGCTGATAGGCGCTACTCCTAAGAGACGTCAACTGTGCCTCAATGTCAGCTAATTTTTGCTTAAGCTCAGGCAAATCTCTCCCGAGCCATTGTGCTTGTTCCTCCAGCACTGCGCGTTTATCGGGATACTTTTCAGCTTTTTCTTTTTCTTTTTGAACTTTTGATTCGGTTTCAGCTATTTTTGCGTTTACGTTGTCGTAGTCTTGCAGCAACACCATAGCCAGCCCAGTCTCAGACTCACTCCCAAGCATTTGCACCCAAGAAGTGTCTTCCCACGCAGCGGATTTAGAAAGAAGTTCTGTCCCAATACTTCCCTTACCAGCAATCCGCTCGATGCCGCCTTCAGGTGCGGCAAGGATGTCTTGGAACGCCGACGAGATTTCCAGCAGCAGATTGCCCTTGTACCCAGGCTCAATGAGGATGCTGCGACGGAGGTTGGTGATCCCCAGTTGCGTGACAAGTTCGCCTTTGACAGGGGCTATCTTTGCTTCAGCGGCATCCTCGGGGGTTATCCCTTCGCCCTCTTGTGCAAATAGCTTCTCCGGCTGCAGCGCTTCTACATCAGCCGCGCTCAGCTTTCGTTCTTCCCTGCGCTCCGCTGGGGTAAGAGTGCCTTCCTCAAGTTCAATTTCAGCAAGGCGCTCTTCCGCCGCCGTCAGATCCTTTTTCTTCTGGGCGGCAAGTTTTCCTTTTAGCTCTTCTTCACGCAAACGCTGCGCGGTCTTCGTGGTGACACGAGACTTCTCAGTGGGCAGATAAACCTTTTGAGTACTCGCAGAGGGCGTAAACAGACGGTACAGATACGCCAGAGTGCCTGTGAAGTAATCCCACAGGTTATCGAACATGGAGTCGTACAGATCACCGACTTCCCGTGCAGTCTGAAGTACACGTGGGGCTTGCCCCGTCTTGGCCGTGGCCTTAGCCAGCCGAGGGATGCTGATGTTGGCGAGTTCTTGTTGGAACGGCCCATCCGTCATTGCATACGCGATGAACTCGTAGAGGTTCTCAAAAGCGTTGGGGTACTTGCTTCCAATCTTGTTCTTTGCGGCACCAGCAATCTCGATGAGGTGCTCTACAGCTTTGATCGACCGAGCATCGAGCTTCGTCTTGTCAGAGAAATACTGATTGATGATCTTGACTGTGGCTGCGTGCGTCAGTTCGTGCAGCAGCGTAGCTTCATCAAGACCGTTCGGCCCCAGGTAGATCGTGTTGGTTGCAGCGTCGTACTTGCCAATCTCATCGAACACCATGTTTTCGTCGAACACGATGTTGACGTTGAAGTTGTCAATACGCTGGAGTGCATTGGCAAGCGCTTCGTAGACCTGACGAGAGAACCAATTTCCTTCTTTAGTGCGAGAGAGGATGCCTTTCGCCCCGCCTTCTTTTTGGCTGGGCTTGTATCTGCCAAACGGTTCTCCTTTCGATACCTCGCCAGGAGCACCACCAAGATACCTAAGCACCGCTTTGACATCACCCGCCAGCAGCTTGCTGAGAATTTCATCAGGGAGGATCGCTCCCTTACCGGCAGGCTGAGCTTTCCTAGCGCGTTCAGCGGCGCGAACTATCTCGTTCTTGACCTGGGACTCAGCAGATTGCAGGGCTTCGCGCCGCTGCTGCTCTGCCTTCTCCGTTTGAATCTGCTTGCGGATAGCGCGAAACGCTAGGTCCTGCTCGTTTGCAGAGTCTGTCTTGTTGATGGTCGTGAAGAGGTTCCTCGACGCTTCAGAGAGCGAACCCCAGGTCGGGAAGGAATACGCAAGGCCCGTCTTCTGGCCCATGACCGGGCGCTGCCGCTCGTATCTGTACCGCGCAGAGACTTCTTCCTTGGCCTTAGCGCGAGCTTCTTTTCTCGCTTCTTCCGTTTTCGCCTTTACCTCTTCAGCCTGCTTCTCTTCAGGCGTCAGGCCAGCAGTGACTCCGCGCACTGCCTGACGGCCTTCAGCCTCGGCCTGCACGTTCTTGGATTGCAAGTACTCTGACAGCGCTTGAGCAGCCTCGTCGTGCTCAAACTGAGAGTTATCTCTTATGTGCTCCGTGAAGTAGACACGCTTTTCTTCAGGACGCAGCTTGTCGAACTCAGGCAGGTTCTCCTGATCTGATTCAGTCGTCTGATTGAAAGCCTGCCGAGTCTCCTCGTACAGCAGCTTCTGTTCTTCAGGGATGACAACCTGTCGCTCAGGCTTGATCTCCTGCGCAGCAATCAGCGACGGTTCAACGTCAGCAGCCCGCGTAGCCAGCCCACCAACTTCAGGGGCAGCAATCTCAGACTCCAGGGTCATCGCGGGCTTGACCCGCGCCCAGTATTGACGCGCAGTCTCGCCGTCTTTGCGCACAACGCCAAGGCGTTTGCCTTCGGCTTCTAGTTCTCTCTCACGCTCTTTCTGAGCAGGGGTAAGTTCAGCAGCGCCTCTCGTGAAGAAGTCTTCATCTTCACCGAACGCCGCATCAAACTTACCGATCTTCTCCTTAAGACCGGGTGCTCCACCCACCACCGGAGGCGGTGCCCCTTCCACTTTTAACGGAGGGCTCGGTGGGGGTGGAGCAGGCGGTGCAGCAGCAGAGGGTGTCGAGGGCGTTACTGCACTTGGCTTACCCAACTCAATGAGCTTGGGCTCATCCAAGAAACCTATAGCAGCAGTGAGCTCTAGGTCCTCATATTCATCCGCCTCTTTGGGGGTGAGTTCGCGCTGCGCCTTTATCGTGAAGAGTTCGTTGTACCGGTCTTGCTCTTCTTGTCTTTTACTTACTGGAGGGGGCTTTGCTCCTTCTCCTCCAGCAGGTTGTCCAGCATCCTCGACAGGAGGAACCACTCCACCTGGGACAGTGGTTCCAGCCCCTTCGGCGGCGGGTTTTGCACCGGGCTCGCCAGCCACTTGAACGCCTGCTCCACTTGGCGGGGTGATAGCTTCTCCAGCATCTTTGGCTCCAGTCAGCGATTTCAGTAAGTCTTCCACGCTCATGTCGGGAGACACAGAGCGTGTTGCGGGGGCAGGGGCTGGGGCACCTGCAGGTGCCGGGGGAGCGGGTGGGGCTTCTTCCTCTTCTTCCTGAACTGTTGTGCCAGCGGGGGGAGGAGGCGTAGTTATACCTGGGAATTGCTTCGGCGCTTCTTTGCGCCCAGTGGCTACGTCCGTAGTCCCAGTGATAACCCCTCCACCGATACCGCCCTTCAGGAAGGCATCCACTACGCGGTTGAAGTTCTTCTCGCTGAAGAACTGCTGATTCTCATCAACAAACTTCTCGGCGGCGGCAGATGAAGTTTCCTGGGCGGCTTCAGTCCCACCTTCAATCAGGAAGCCCTTGCCAGCACCCTTGGCGAAGCGCTTGTACCACGCCCCCATGATCTGCTCTTCAGGAATACCCGCCTTACGTACTTTAGCAAGTAAAGTAACAGGCATAACAGCATCCAGCGCTGCATTGAACCCACCGAACGCAAGGGCTGCACCGAGGTCTTCTTTGCCTGTTGCTTCCTTAATATTCTGGTAGACCTCAGGGATGTTCTGCGCTGCAGACCCCGCAAACGCACCCGCCGCCTGATACTTCAGGGCTTCGCGCTGAGCAGCCTTGACCCCCGCCGCAGTAGCGGCGTCGATTGCCGCCTTAGTGGGCGGTCCCATCTTTGCGGCTTCAGCCAGTAGAACCCGCTCAGCAGCTTCTTTGGCGGCGATGGTCGCACCGCGCCCAGCGACACCCGCAAGTCCACCCGTAAGGATGGCAGGTAGAAGGGAAGCAATGCTTTCCCCGACGGCTTCCTTGGCGTAAGTCCAGGCGTCACCGAGACTCTTAACGTCTGTGTACGAAGGAACCGCAGCGGGCATCTCCCGCTGAATCTTTTGCTGAGTAGCGGCGGCTTCTTTCCACTGCTTCTCCGCGTATTCGCCAGCGCCTACGGCACGTGCCGCCATTGCCGGGAGGACATCTCCTAGCAGAACCCCAGTCTGGTAGAACCCGCGCTTGACAGCAGGGACGAACCCGCCCTCCGGGGGAGGGGGAGGCGCAGAAACCGAACCTGACAGCCCTCGTATGTAATCAGCTAATTGCTTAGCTGACTGCGTATCCCCCGCTGCATCGGCTTTTTCGAGGGCTCTGTACAGACTTTGCAGGTCAGCCATGTTTTATGACCCGTACTTGTTGAGTATCGCTTTGATGTTAGGCGGAGGCTCTTGCCCGGATGATCCTCCACCCATTCCGGGTATTTCCAAACCGAGCGACTCATAGATCTCACGTTTCTTCGCTTTGGCAGCGTCCTCAAAGACTTTCGGATTCTTTATATTCGTCATTCTTAACATTTCGCCAGGACCTTTTTCCCACTCAGCATACCGCTTATAGGCTTCCGCTCTATTCTTTGTGTGCACACTTTCTGCGCGGGGCGCGCCCTTCACTGATTCGTGCGCAAACTGAATGGCTTCAAGTTTTTGTTGAGTAGTAGCAGTCCCCGGTTTACCCCCGGTCAACTCGTTGAGTTTGAGACCTTCAACTCGATGGATTTCTTCAAGCTCACGCGGCTTCATCATCTGAGTCCGCCGACGATACTCTTCCAGTTCTCTTTGCGCTTTGTGGTTGAGTTCTGCTATTGTTTCTGCAGAACGCATTTGCTTTTCATCGGTCTCTGCCTTCAGCAATTGAGGCGCAAAGTTAGCGCGGATTTGTGCTTCTGCCGTCAATTTAGCGTTCTGTGCTGCGCGAAGCGCCTCGGCTTCTTTACCTGCGGTGGCAATATCTCCATCAGCAAGTGCTTGATTACGGTTCGCAAGAGCAACACGTTCCGCAGCAATAG